TTTCATGAAGGTTACGCAGAATCTCTTGCTGTACTTCGTTGCCGTCTCTGGTATCTTTTGACATTGTAGATAACTGCCGTTCGAACCGCTGAATCGCCTTGTAGATACTATCGATACCTTCCTTGAAGTCCAAGTTATCAACTGGACCTGATTCAGCCATTGCTGTAACGGCTTCCTGAATAGCTTTGAGGTTGTCAACAACCCCTGTTGATTCAAACGCGCCCGCGCTCTCTTTCGCTTCTAGTTCCTTGAGCCGGTCCAAGCGAGGAAGAACGTAGAAGTAGAAGCCTGCGGATAAAGCAATCAGGCCCACAACAGAAAGGAATGTAGGAAAGTTGGAACCAAGCAATAGACCTAAAACTTCTGTCCACGACATCTTTTATTATCCTTTGCAGGAGTTATCATTGAGATTGATGACCAACCGATGCGCACCTGGCTCATTCACATCAGTTGTCTGATAGATGTGTGCAATCTTAGGTTTGAATTCCGAACATGACTGCCCGTATGTACCAGAGTTTGTGCAAATAGCACTTATACACTGCACGTCTTCGCTATCGACTTGGTTCACGGGCTTCCTGTCGTCGCGGACGGAGGTAAAAATAAAAGTCACAAGGACAAATGCTACAAACAGTGCGATGGCAATACGGAGTGTCTTGGTGTTGATAACCACGTTTACCTCCAGCTCCAAATTTTCAATAGAAATTAGTGAAAACCAGAGCCAGAGATTTTATTGTCGGATAACTCCAGCAATGTCGCTGAACATGTTTTTGTATACCAAGCTGCCGCCGAGTTGTTGTAGCCTCTTCGGGTCCACAAAGATTTGTGGCACAACTTGGTCAATCATCACGCTGCCGCCATAAATCTTAACGCCGGTGATACGTGGGATGAGTACCACGCTGAGGTTCTTGTTACCTCTTACCAGTGTTATATCGATGTGGCGTTTGTTGGAGTCCAGTATCATCTGATTGATTCTGTCTTGGTCCAAGAACTGATTGAACTCAGAATCAAAGATGGTGCCCATGAAACTAATCAAAAAACCCTTGGGCTTAGACTCCAGTCCCATCAGGATGCGCTTGAGGTCACTCAGACTTCCCACACGGTCAAACTCTACCTCGTGGTTCCTGTCACGCAAGCACTGCACCAGAGTACGAGCTGCTTCTGCGTGGAAGGAATTCTCGTCGCGCACAACATAGATGGGATTGTCCAGCATGTAGCTGCGTTGCATGATGCGTTCAATGATGGCGCACGTTGGATTGTTATCCACAGTCTCTGCTTTGTACAGCATAACAAATCGTTTGCCGTACTCTGCTTTAACCTTATCGCTCATGTACTTTAGGTAATCGTCGTCCATACTGACAACGTACTTGGGCTGCATGGCAACGATAACACGTTCGACACTTGCAATTGCTGTGCGGTATTCCGTATCACTCAGGATGCGGTTGATGGGAACATACTGCACGGCGATGGCCGGGTTGGGTAAACTATCCACCAGCCCGCGAATCACACTGCTGCCTATGTAGGGCCCAGCGTTGTACTGAGCCACCACTAAAATGGTATCTTGTGGAGCAGTAAAGACACCAGGAACCCTTGTTAAGTTGTCTTCGGCTCTTGCGTTGGAATGTAGCAGAGCTGCGCAACACCAGAGACAGGCTCCAAGAACGTGAGCAATACCACGTTGTCTGGATCGTCCTCTGACGGGTTGATTGTTTCCGGCCATATAATTTCGCCTTCCTCAGACAATACAAATGCAAAGCCAGAACCCTGTCCTAATTCGTGACGCAACGACCAAACACTGTCAAGGTCAGTCTGTAAGAACGTCTTGCCTACAATGGTAGATTTAGCCACCTCCAATGCATCAAGGCGAGTGCCCATCAAGTTCTGAGCAGTCCTCAACGCACGGATATCGCTGGTGTTAATGTTCACGCGTTGGTTAAGGTTGTTGAACATGGTAAAGAACGAGTTGTTCATTGCGGTACGCACACCATCAGTGTACGACTTGGGAACGATCTCGTTTGCATCAAACACTGTCACGCCATCACGTACCAACAGCTTGCCTAACAGCTTGCCGCCTTTACCACTGACGATAACAGGCTGAGGCAAGTCTTCATCAGCGTATGCCTGCACCGTGTTCATCATATCATCAAAGTCAGTGACTTCGGTCCACGTGAACTGATAAGGGCTGGTGGCTGTCTTGGTCTTGCGACGCAGCATCTTTTTGTATGAGGCATCTGCTGGGTCAGCAATAACCCACAGACCGTTGAGAGGAAACAGTCTGTCTGTTGGTTCCTTGTAACTCACGATGATAAAATTGCCTGCTTTAGGCTGCATCATCACACTGTTGGAACTAGACAGCCCTTGCGCTGTTGACATGCTGATCAACAGATCAACGTAGTCCGTGAGCTTACTCATCTTCTACCTCTCCTGTGTTTAAAAGTTTGTCGCTGTGTCTAGCCAGTGCGCCTGCGATAAGTTCCGCGGCATCATTATTGATTTCAACAACAACCATCTTCCCAGAGAGGTCACTACACATGATTCGCTGTGGACAATATTGAGCAAGAGCTAGTGCTGCAAGCAACACGCGGCCCCATACTCCTCCGAGAGTTACCTGAATATTGAGTTCAGGCACTGGAACAAGTTCCTGCATTGCTGTAAGATAACGCTCTGTATCCTTAACACCAATGTCTTGCTCAGGAGCTTGCTTGTAGCTTGCCTTGAGTTGAATGCTACGAGACTCCAACAGATATTCAAAGGCATTCGGGTCGGCTGCGATGCGTCCCCAAAGTTCGTCAGGGATCTCGATACAGTCGGGACCATTAAGGTCCCTGCTGCGTCCGATGATTTGTCCTGTCTTTTCATTCACGCGGACAATTGCCATTTAATCCCCCGTTGCATGGTAGAAGAAGTCCCAATCAGCAACGTTCTGTCCTGTGGATTTAAGAATGAATCCGCCCAACAGGAAGTTCTCGTTACTCGCGCTGGTCCCATCCAAATTGTAGATGGCATACGTCTTGGCTTGATTTACAGAAGCGTTCAAGAACGTAATGGACAAACTGGCGCAACGGTTAATGAATGGCGTGTTGAAAATAACGTGAACAGTGTCTTGGTTGCGTGAGAAGATCTGACGCGCCATGTTCTGAGTAAAGCCTGTGTTCAGATCACGGTTAGATGCAATGTGCGCGTTGGGAATAGGCTGACCTGTGAGTGGGTCAAGCACCTGCGACGCTGCATAGTCATCAATCGCGCTGTCACGACCTGGGTTACCCGTCGGTCCAGTAGGGCCAGTCGGTCCCACAGGTCCTGTATCGCCCGTAGCACCAATCGGTCCTGTGTCACCAGTAGGACCGATACGACCACGTTCACCCTTTGGACCAGGACAGCCTGGCGCACCATCACGCCCATCACGTCCGTCAACTCCAGGTCTTCCGGGCAGACCTTGCTTGCCCTGCACACCTTCGCGACCACTTTTAAGTTGGTCTGCTGTGGGCAGTCCTGTGACAGTAGTCTGAGTACCGTCAGTAAAGATAATAGTCAGTGCGCCTGCTTGCGTGTCAAACTGAGCAGTACCGGCTTGCCGAATCTTGTCGATTTCGCTTGGAGGCGCAAAGGCTACAATCTTGTCCGTTGTTTTCATCAGTACGTTACCGACGGCGCTGTTACCACCGTCGAGCATACTGGACTTAACTCTTGCTAAACTCATTTCAAAGTCCTCTAGCCAGTAAGCGACGTCCATTCAGGCTGACCATTAGAACCGCCATTGTACTCTGGGTTTCTGACCATCGTGTTATTGATTGTCATACGTGCCCAGCGCACACTGCCGTCCGCAGCCTGGTATCGAACTTTTGTTCCACCTGTAGCTAAATTAGCTACCCACTTGTCTGTACTCGGATCTTTGAAAGCTAATCTTGCGTAAGCAGGCATGACAGCTCCTTAACTGATTTCACTTGGCTCAAAGCACATGATAGGACGACGATAAACTTGGAACAGTCCAACAGGAGCCAAACTACCTGAAAGATAGTTTTTAGCATTGTCCGACAAAGTCTTCTCTTCCGTAAGAAGTTTGGTTCTGTCATATGACCACTGGCATCGTCCACAAGATTCAGCTTCGATACTACCGCCCTCATCCCAACCACTAGTCTCAAAGGTCTTGTGCCATCCATTGAAGTGGTGGGTAGAGAATCCGCCGTTTCCACACGAGGCAAGTACCATGTACTGGTAGTCGTTCTCAAGCGTGATAGGATAGTTACCGCCTTTAGGCAGTGTTGTGCCTTGATCGTTGTACGTGAGCTGCCAGCCTGTGCGGTCTGTTGGCCCGATTGACATATACAGAGGACGACGAATGATCATCATGATGCCCGTCTCGGTACCGTTGTTGCTGGTCTTGGTACAACGAGCATTGGCACTCATGCTGCGACTTACTTCAAACAAAGTTGAGTTTGAGAAGTCTTGGTTATAAACGTTAGCGCCCCACTTAGGCAATTGACTTGCTTCAGGTACGATGAAATGACGTTCGGCAAGTTCTAGATCACCGTAGCGGTCATAGGCAAACATGATGTACTCATAACCAGGGTCGATCTGGATGTTGTGTCCCTGAGAGCCAGGACCGCTCCACTTCCAGTGTACCTGCCAGTCGTTTGTATCACGTCCAGGCGTACCATCAATCAAGTTGTAGCTGCGTTGGTAGATCTGGAACACACGACTATCACCAGCAGAGAAGAATAAACTGCTTGGATTACTCCTATCACCGCCACAAGACAACAGATGGCTTGGGCCTGCTTCGTTGTATGCAATACTGCCACCAACTCCGTCAAACATATCCCAGTTCATCATCAGGTGAGAGGTACACAGTTCATTGGTACCAGGGTCATCTGTTGTTGTGACCAGATACTCAGTAAGGTTGGTAAACGGATAGTTGACAGTCTTAGCACCACCGCCGTTGTACACGCGCACCCAATCGTGTGACTGAACCAGAGGCTGTGGAATGCACGGGTTTTCAACGCTGACAACAAAGTCCGTAGCGTCTGTCATTACCAACTTTCTGAATCGCAAGTCAGTAATACGTGCATTATGGTTCACCCCGTACGACTTCTGCGCGTCAACGCTGTCAATCTCCTTGTAGTAATTCATGTGCGCACTTTTGGTGTTGTCAAACAAACCAGCGATGCCCATGCTTACAGGACTGATTGCGTTGGTACCCGTGATGTACGGATTGTTGTTGCGGTCAAAATGATAGCCCACATCAAAGTACGCTTTTGGATCGCTTTCTTTGTCGCCTTTCAACATTTCGTTGTAGGCATTACCTTCACCCACGCCAGGACTACCAAAGCAGTTGTACGCAGCACGGTGGTAAAACTTGGAGCCTTCAAAGATACGACGCGACGCACCAATGCGATACATGGCTCCTGGTAGACCGCCCTGCGTACGGTTGGTAGCAACAGTATCGTGCATGGCCACCAGCACAAAGCAATCACCGCCAATGCTGTTGAGAAAGTTTGCACACGCCGCAGCATTTTGAGCGCCCTGCCCGCCTTCACCACCAACTTCAAGATCGTAGTTGCGAACACTTAACACGGCCTTGTCAGTCTTTCTAATCTGAAACACGGTAAAGCCGCGAGACAGATTATAGATCTGATTATTGATGCTGACGTAACTTGCGTCACCTGTGTCAAGTGTATGCTGATATCCTGTTACGTGGCAAAAGACATAGCTGCGGTTCTGCAAGCCCACACCAATGCTTGAAGCCCAATCAATGCGGTGTGTACCCTTTGCCAAGCCATCAGCCCATGTGTCTGGCTTGTATGGATTGGTTGTCACATCAAATGACACAGCAAAGCCATCGCCGATGTTAACACAGCAATCATCCTTGTAGAACACAGGGCTGGATACTCTGGTATCATCCGACATATCAACAGCCTGTTGGAAGAACTGTGTCCAAGGACCAGACTGACCATTGATGCCGCCTGGACCAGGTTGTGTGCCAGCACTAAACTGATAGGCAGCACTGATGCGGTTTGTTTCCTGAATGTGCAGCGACGGAACGTTTGTCCAACCGATGTGATCGCTGTATGTCTGCTTGCTGCGCTGTAGTCCATTCTCGGTAGCAACAACATAAGCTGCACCGTTGCTCACGATACCCAAGCCGCCATAGATAGCATTGAAGTTTGAATTGCCTTCAAACGGGCCCTTCTGGAGAACGATAACACTCACGCCGCTTTTAATTGCTTCCCGCAAGGCCGCACAAAAGTTGCTGTCCATCGTCTGGCCGGGAGCACTGAGCAGCAGGATAACGCCACAGAACTGATGGAAGTAGTGAGACTGTCCATCATAGCCGTAAGCACCACCAGCAATCTCGTTGTACATGTGAGGCAGGATGTCCAACTGACTACCTTTCAAGTGGGAAACAAACTGTCCCCAGTTGTTATAGTTGGCACCGTCACTCACGGAGGCATAGTCACTCATGACCAGCCAGCTTGTACCTTCGGCGGTGTTAGCATTGTATCTGATCTGAGTCATCAACTGGCGCAAACAACCGATGTTGTTGTACGTCTTGTTCTGATAGTCTCCAACCCATCCCTGTCCTGCTACAACAGCGATTGAGCCTTGACGTGTGAACTGACCATTCATAAACACTGAACCAAAGCCGCACACATATCCTAATGCTGAGCCGTCAATGTTGAACGAGGTGAAACGACTGCCATCAATTGGCATTGCGTTAGCTTCTGCCTCGGAGCCTCCGCCAGGGCTGCCTGTGAACAACGGCGTAAGGCCCCGCGCATAAAGCGTGCTGGTTCTAATTGTCATTGCTGTTCCTTAAGGGGAGGACAAGCCTCCCGAAGAAGGCTTAACCAAATACGATGTTTGTTACTGCGAGATATGCCAAGTCGTTTGAGTCACCGCGATCACCTGAACCAAACGCATACAGCCAGATTTCTTCACCAGCAGGGATGTTGGTGTTGAACGTCAGAGTCTGCATATTTCTGTTGGAGTTAACCCGTTGAGCAGCATCGCGACCTGCATAGCGCTCGAACACAGACATATCATGCCAGCTACCGTTGGTGCCATCGAATCGCCACTGGAAGGTGATCTGCCTGATTGGTTTGACAAAGCTGTTATTGAACTTGAGCCAGCCTTGTGAGCCACCCCAGAAGTTCATGTAACCGCCGTTATCCGTGTGCGTATTCACCACGCTACCGCTGACAGTACGACCGCCATCTTGAGTAAACGTATAAGCATACCAAGGCAGGGCATCTGCAAATGGAGGGTTGGCTGAACCGCCTTCGATAACAACGCAGCGATAGGGAACCAGGAAGTCGCTAACGTCAATCTTAGGAGGCTGCACAGGACAGTACACGAAATACTGCCAATCACATCCGATAGGAGCTGTGACACGTACCACGATGTTGTTACGCAGCACTTGCTCTGGGTACTTCCAGAACTCCAGCGTACCACTAGCACCTGCAGGCAAGATCTCTGTGTCCAACAAGTTCATTGACTGGTCAAACACTTCAAACTTGGTTGCAAAGCTGCCGCTATTAACCTGCACCAGACCCGCACGTAAGTCAGTCTGACCGCCAAGAGCAAAGCAGTCTTCTGTAACGGGGTGGCCCATGCTGCTAACAGTGTAGCTCTCGCATGGATGGCGATACTCACGCGCACCACGCTCTGACGGGCAATACAGGTTGTAGTAGTTTGATGCCAAGCTGCCAGCAGAGCCGAAGTCTTTGCTGACTACACGTACCATAAGGTCATAGCACTGTGTTGCTCGTGGGTCAAACAGGAAGTAGAGATAGTCATCACCTGTCTTGGCATCAAGCGTTGTTGCGATACGACGACCTGAATGATACACCTCAACAAAGTCATAGGTCTCCCATGACGTAAGGTCAAGATACATCAGGCCAGCAACGGTACCAATGTAGTGATAGTATTCAAACGCGTTGGCATCTTGAATACGTTCAGCAATTGGATACACACTAGCATGACACGGCGCTGGAAAGATTGGTGTGCCGATGTAGTCCGGATGAACAACGTCTGGGAAGTTGATAACGTCATAGCTCAACTGGCTATCAAGTGCTAAATTACCACGGTCAGATGTTACGACCAAACGTGGAGGGAACACTTGCAAACTCCAATAAGCACCTGCAACAGTACGCACACGAATCATGATGCGCATGTCATCTGCATCAGGGTCAAACTGGAACTTGATACGACTACGACCACCAACCTTGCCACACGTTGATGCAACACGTACACCCATGTGGTATACGTCAACGCTCATGCCACTAGCATGGTAGGACGCGAACATGAGTTCAACGAATCCCTCGACGCTGGGCATGGCGAATACTGTCTCTGTTATTGTTGCACCACGACCATGAACACTGGCATAAGGCAAGTTTGGGTTAGCGTATGTGCCAAGTCCTGTGCGTGAGCCAGCACCGACTGGGTCATAGGACTCGAACGTCTTGATACCAGGACGATTGATACTACGACCAGTAGGCGCCGCACCGTTGTTGATAAGACCAAAGCCAACACGTCCAGCATCAGGCAAGTCATAGCCAGCAGGATAGCCAACAAGCTGATCGTACTTGGGACCACGCGAGCCATCGCCCGTACCACTGCCTTTAGTCTGGGATGTTGGGCCACCGCCACACTCTCCTGTTTCGAGATTAAGGCAAGGGTCATCATACGTCGGGTCAAAGCTGTCGTCGATTGCGTGCCAACGCTTGCCATATAGGTTACGCACGCTAAACTTCTCAGGCAGCAATGGAGCCCAATCACCTTGTTTCGTGCGCACGTACATCGGAGTATCTATGCAATCAAGCCAGGCGTTGTTCGCTCTGTTTCTAACACGAAAACGTGCCATAGCTACTCCTTAGTCTCTAATCCAGAGCGCCCCAGGTGAAACCTCATTGTCAATTGCAGGGTCTGTAGCCTGAATGTACACTTCCAGTTTACCCGCAGCACCAGTAGCACCAGTAGCACCCGTTTGACCTGTAGGGCCAGGAGGTCCACGAAAGCCGATAACACCTTGCTTGCCTTGTGCGCCCTCTGTACCACGAGAGCCAGGACAACCATCACCGCCACGCAGACCATCACGACCAAACAGACCATTGATACCATCACGACCGTCACGACCGGGAATACCCGCAGGACCGTAGCCGATATCATTGATAGTAGGCAGACCGTTGATGACCAGCTTACCAACGTTGGGAATGTTGATGCTGAGTTGACCGTTGTTTCTGTCAAACACACCATCCAACAGGTCAGTGGATAGTTCTCTTACGACAAGGCCCTGCTGCTCCGCTAAGATCTGACCATCAGAGTCAGAACGCAGCATATTCAAACTAACTTTAGTAACCATTTCTTACCTCTTATGGCCAGACTGAGCCCTGATCGATGTTAGGGTTAACCCAGACGGTTCCCGCTGCTACGTTGCCTGGGTTAGTAGCGCTGACGATAATCGACAAGCGACCACTTGGACCCGGCGCACCAGTAGGACCTGTTGGGCCCGTTGCACCAGTAGCTCCCGTAGGACCAGTACCGCCACGTGGGCCAGTAGGACCAGTACCTCCATCAGGACCCGGCACGCCAGTAGGACCACGCCCGCCATCAGGACCAGGCAGACCTGGACGACCATCTTTACCCGGACGTCCTTGCTGTCCCTCGTTACCATCAGGTCCCGTACACCCAGGCTCACCCGGTGCACCGTCACGTCCATCACGACCATCTTTACCGTCAGCACCTGTCTCACCACGACCACCCTGACGACCTACAGGGATATCGCTTGCAGTTGGAAAGCCTTTGACGTTAACAGTCTCACCATTAGCAAACGTAAGGCTGAGCACACCACTTGTTTCGTCATAGCTGCCCTCTGTGAGTTCAGCGGTAGCAGTCGATTCGAGGGTAGACACAACCAGCTTGCTGTTCTGGGCGCGGAGGATACTTTGTGCGGCGGAGCTTCCAGTGCTAATCTGACTACTTTTTACTTTTACGAGACTCATTATGTTTTCTCCGCCTGCGCAACGATATCTGTATTATGTACCAGAATATCACCAACGTAATAACAATCATAAGGCTCAACATCAATGTCTACGGTTGAAACAGTTTCATCATGGCGCTCACACTGAATAACACGCACAGGACCTTTACGACCAACAACCAAATCACCCTTCTGGATTTCACGTGCAGGCACATACTGCCATGCTTCACGTTTCACCAAGATAGGATGTTCATGCGTAAACTTCTGGCCATTGATCAAGAAGTAGTGATCTTCCTGTCCATAGCGCAAGGCACGAACGGCTGCATAGTCATTGCGTCCTGTGATGGCGCGAGCTGACCAATCACGGAACTGTTTGGGCTGATTGGTACGCGCAAGCAAGCTGTCACCGACTTGAATCGATTCAACCTTCTGCACACCCATCAGGGTATCCACGTCAGAGCCAAACACAATACAACCGCGCTGCACACCTTGTGGGTTGCGTGCTACGAATGTGATTGAGCTTGATGCTACTGCCGTAGGTCTTGACGTTTGGCCCAAGTCTGTTACAACACAGGTGATGGTGCCGCGCAAGACTTTCTCGGAACCAGGCTCAACACGTCCATCAAACTTGATCTGAACTGTGTCGGAAGTGTCATCAGCAATTGTGATATTTTCCATCTTGCTGATTGTCCACTTGTACTTATAACCACCACGACCACCACGAACGTTTACTGGCAGATAGGCAAGAGAGTTGAACAAGTCGCTGCCCTGCACTGAGCGCTGCCCTACCATGCTCACGTTAGAACACGACGCAGACAGCACTTGAATTGTAGGCAGAGGAGGTGCAGGTGTACCGGCAGCGGTAGGATACAGCCATGCAAACACACGACTATCTCCAGGTGTTACTGTGCTTACCACTGCGACAGTGATTGGCGCTGGACCTGTAGGACCGACTGGACCAGCGATACAGCTAGGACCGTCATTACCACGTGGGCCAATGGGTCCCGTAGGGCCTGGAGGTCCAACCGGTCCGGGATTGCCTGGGTCACCTTGATAGCCATCATAGCCTGTCTGGCCCTGAATACCATCTTCACCATCTTCACCATCAGGGCCTGTGAGTCCACGCTCACCCGGACGGCCTGCACAACCAACAGTACCTGTATCGCCGTCACGGCCATCACGACCTGGACGACCGGGAGCGCCAGGAGCACCTCGCTTGCCCGGCTTGCCACTACCAAAGGAAGACAGCGTTGGCAGTCCAGCGACCTGCAACACATCACCATTCTTCTTGATGAATGTCAGCAGGCCCATGTTCTGGTCAAAGCGTATCTTGCCGATGGACTTAAGGGTTTCGAGATCTGACGCAACGTATTCGACTACGCCATTCTCAGACACAGCCTCTTTACCGCTATCGTTCGGGTCAGTCTCAATGTCTGATAATCTCAGCGTTGTCATTTAGGCTCGACCTTGATACATAGGTTAGCAGTCAGCTTGCTACCGTAAGAGCTTACTTGGCTATCGGTAACACGCACCTTAGCCACAATCTCAATGTAACCTTGCGGCTGGTTGTCGATACTCATTGCCCACATCTGGGATGCAGATACGTTGGCATAGGCAACAGCTTCTGTGCTTGAGTCGTCAACAACGTTAAAGCCCGCCTGACCAGTGCCTTTAAGTCCACGAGCATAAGCAGGTTCAGCAGAGCCTGGGGTTTTGACACCCAGCACGTATTCGATGTGCTCTTTACCGCTCTTGGCAGCAAAGCCTGGACCGAGTTCAACGTTGAAATCAGCGGTTGCTGTGATAATCAGTCCACGCTTAAACTCAAGGCGCTGGGTGATAATCAATTCTTCGCTGTCTTCATCAATCATCTGGATGTTGTAGACGTTCTTAGGATCTGTTGCTGCCGCTTCTGCCGCTGTGTTGACGAGGCGGATGTTGGGCCAGATACCTTCAAGACGAATACCAGTACCAGACTGAATCTCAGGCGTAACACCAGGCACGATCAGTGGCGTCATGTTGTGGCGCTTGAACATGATACCGGTAGGCGTTGGGATAGCGTCCGTGATAACACCGTCAATGGAGTTCTCTTTCGAGCCTACAGCTTTGACGTTTTCGAACACGGTTACTTCAACAAACGTGTCAGCGCTAACAGCACCAGTAAGGCGCAGCACATCGTTGACCACACTGAATTGTGAAGTGTGTGCAATCACACCACCAACGTTTACCACACAGTATGCCTTGCTCAATGGAGTTACAGGCAACTGGAAGGTATCTGTCTCATACGGATGGCGATACTGTGCCACACGAATACGAGTAGACCAACCCTGACGTTCCTCGTAGCGTGCGCAGTACAAACTGATACCAGCACCGCTCGGGATTGCTTCGGTGAATGCTACTTCATTACCGGAGTTCAGTTTGTAGCTGGTGGTTGGCTGCCAAGTGTTACCGATAACAGCAAACACATGATCAGCCGAATCAACAGCCTGTCCGATGTTGAACGCGTTTGTCTGACCATCACCCGTGCTTTCATACACGTCAAAAAGCACAACGTGACCCTGGGACGGCTCCAAACGGAACTGTCTTAGGTCAAGCGTCATTGTTTCTGATGGCGATTCACTGAGTTGCATCTCCAAGCCCTGTGCCGTGTAGGCAGATCGATGCTGGAGAACACCACTCAGAGCAACAAACAGGTCAGTACCACTGTCGATATCTTCTGACAGTGGATAGATAAGCTGCTCAGGCACGGCTGTTGTGACAATGCTGGAGAACGTCATCTTGCCAGGCGCAGTAAACAGCGTTGCAGTTGCAGCACTACCGCCTGTGGCTTGTGGAGCCCACACAGGTTCTTCGTCACGTCCACGTTGCAGTACCCAATTCTCAGGTACTTCACTGTTAAGCGGCCACGGCAGCCCAGCAGTAGGAACGATTGGATTGGTGATACGCTTCCACACAGCAACGGTTGTTTGAGCACTGATAAAAGGAATCACAGCACCCTGATTAACAAGCTGTCCGTTTTGCTGATAGACAAAGTGACGGCTTGCACCAGCACCTGGGCCAGACACTGCATGGATGATAACAGTCTCACCTGACTTGAGATTCAGGCCAGGAATATTGAACGTGTTAGCATTGATAAACGCAGTACCCAGCTTGTTGCCCCACACGCGGTCATGCTCACTGAAACCCCAATAGAATCCGCCTTGACCATAGCGATACGCCATGCCAGGACTGTTGGAACCATCAGAGTTAGTGTGCAGGTCAAGCACTGACACAGCGTTGAAAATGTTGTCGTTCAGCGCAGGCAGATTGTCCAGCGTTGCAACACTCGGTACGGATGAAAAGTCTGCCATTTCAACAGCAAGAATCTTCTGAATGTCTTGCTGGATATGCACCAACAGGCTGATACGAGTAACAGCGTTGGGCACGGCCAAAATTGGCTCGTTGAGGACGACGTGACCGAATGCACGATTGTCCTTCAACATGATCAGAATCTCACCAATCTGTTTCAGGTTATCGCCTGCATTGAATTTCAGTTCTACGTCAAAGTTGAAACGCGCCGAGTTCTCAGTCAACACTTGGACAAAGCTGAGTTTGCCTGAGGCAAGTTCATTGCCCAGCAAGCTCGTAGGCACATCGCTAGGCTCAGTTCCTGTATAGTCACCAACCTTGAACGCTACTGGTTGGATGGCCAGGCCACCACTATTCGCGTCAGCAACGGCCTGCTCACCTTGTGTTGTAAGTCTTAGCGCATCAACATAAATTGATGATGTGGCAGCCATGATAAACTCCTGTTCGATTAACGCTTAGAAATTAGCAAGAAACAAAAAAGGGCCTAAGGAACGTTAGCTCCCAAGGCCCTTTTATTTAGTTATAACGCACTGTAATCACAGCACTTCCGAACGCACGAGCGTTGGTACGGTAAACGTTGATGTTCTCCGTGAGATTGTCATAGACTTTTCTCAACACAAGAGGACCACGTTGACCGTCATCGCCCGTCACTGGCCACTTGGCTGCATCAAACCCATTCCAATCAGGGTTAACGTTGCCTTGTGCATCTGCACCAGCAGCAAACACAGCACGTCCGTAGTCAGCACGCGCAGCAAAATATCCATACTCATCTGTTTTAGGAGTGAGTACAAACGTTCCGCCTGTCGAACTACGCATACGGTTGTTAATGCTTGCCTCCAGACTGGCGATAGTGTTAACACCAAACTGTGCTGTGCCGTAACGTGGGTAGGATGAGAATGCACGCATATAGTGGACTTGAGTAAGTCTCACGTTGTTCTCGATATACGTTGCACGCACACCAAAGTCCACATCTGACAGTAACTGGTTGATGGTCAGCATACCTGTCTGGGCATTGATAGAGATACCAGGCAAGGTAACAACATCACCCTTGACGTTTGTCGTCTGCCACAATGTCTTGGCAGTAACATCGTCTTTCACAAACGTACCCGTACGACCCAAGCTGGTCTTCATCTGCATTGAGCTATCATCACGGACGTTGGTGAATCCAATGATGGCCAGGTCTTGCGGGAATCCAATGCCGGGACAAGTCACTTCCTTGATCATTGTCAGGCTGGTACGCTGTTCAGTCAGCACACATTCAATCTTGACCGTTTGAGGATTCTTCTGCGGAACAAAAGAAAATTCACCGGTCTGTGTATTGATCTGGAAGCCAGGCACACTTGAGACGACAGACCACACAAACTTAACCGAGTCTGAGTCAGGAACAACACTGGTACCCGTCTGACCGTCACGACGTTCGTACTCGACAACAGCCTGATAGGTCTTGTTGGGTTCAATGTTGGACGCTGGTAGCTCGATAGCGCCTGTGAGGATAGTGCGTGTCGAATGCATCTGAATAACGCGAGTAATGTTGAGTGTCTCGCTTGCCTGAGTCTCAGGGTTGACTGCACTGAACACAGCGTTGATTCTGATACGTCCGTCGGAGCGCTGTTGATCAGCAAGATACAGGTGACCGTTGAGTGGGTCAATGCTGACGCTCTCCACATCCGTGTCATCACCAATCGACCACAAGGCTGATGTTGTTGTGACTTCTTCACCGCTTTTCAACAGGATGCGCAGCGAGTAAGGCACGTACCATCTGCCGTTAGCGTACTCAAACGTTGGGTTCTTATCAACAAGGTCAAACAACACTTCTGGACCCAGGACAGATCCCTGCTGGAGATACGTGTTGGCCAGCTGGATGTACACAGTGAGGAACTTCTCTATTGCGTAACCATCGCAGATAAACTGAGCGCGTATACGAATAGCACAGTTAGCATTGACGCTAGGAATAACGTCGCCGTTATCATCAATCTCTGCCACCACGTCGTCGGTAGGTTCGAGGATGATGTTGCTATCCTGTTTCGTAAAGTACCAACTGTTGACGATAGACCAATCGGCAGACACCTCGAGGTCAAAGGTTTTCTTTTCACCTTGCGCATAGCTCCCATCAAGCTGACGAACAATACCACCAGTCTCATACGTGTTGACCAAGGCATAACTCTCTAATCGCACGGCAGCGCTGATGGTAGTAGCACCTTCGATACGGCTGTTGAGAATTGTGTTGATACTCGGCTGAGGTGTTGGCACGACTGTGATAGCCATCTGGTTTTCGATGCGATAGAAACGAGCACGCACCGCAGCGCTGATCTGTTCGTTGCACTTACCAACTTGCACCAAAGCACCATCATACATTGTTGTTGCCAACTGGTCCATTGTACCGATATCGTCAAACATCGGCAGCTTGCTGATACGCATCTGTCGGAAGTCTTTGATATCAGTAGGCACACGTCCATGCACGGCTTCAACAATTGACGCACCAGTGTATGTACCAGGAACAAAGCGCAGGACCTGATAAGGGTCTGTGTCTTGATCAGGCCACACGCCACTCCAGTTAGCAGCTTGAACATACTCCTGCACACCATCGGCATACGTTGCAAACAGTCTCGCAAAGGTACGACTCTGGTCAAGCACTTCGTCAGGCATTTCAATCAGGATGCTGTCCACCAAGGCACGTACAGGCACAACTTGGAAGTCACGCGAGTTAGTGATGGTAGTGCCGTCGTCTGACTTGTATGTGATATGCACACGAGCTACACCATGCAGGTCACCTTTGAAGTACAGGATCTGAATGGGTTGCTCACGGTCAAGCACTGGGTCAAACAACGTTCCCACACCGTTTGAAATCTCCACACTAACCCACTGCGAGTAATCAGGGTTGTCTGGGTCAAACACCGTTGGGTCTTGATTGATAGCCACAGCTTGCTTTTGCAGTTCAATGGTGCGCTGGCGTGCTTCTTCAACAGCACTTGCCGATGGAACGTATTCAACTGTGAGGCTGGCTGCCGCTGCATAGCTCTTGCCATTAGACCACAGGCACACAGTGGGCAGACTGATAAAGTCACCGCTTGCCACACGCGTACCGCTGGTGATATCGACTTGACGTGGAACAAGAAGCGTATCATGCACAGGGAAGATTGTGCTGAACGTGCGCGTCATCTGTCCGTCAATCACTGTGAAGTGCAGGCTGTAGTCACGGTAGCCTGAATCAATCCAAGGCGCTTGGAACTCACCTGTTTTGGCATCAACATTTTGCAGTCCATACACGTCTTGCGCAAGGTCTTCACTTGTGAACCAACGTCCTGACAGTTCCTGATACGCAACCACGATCGATGGGTCACGGTCAGCAATCTGTTGCTGTGTTGCAGTCTCCAGCACAAACAGTCCCATTGCTTTAGGCACAATGTTGTCGCGTTCCATGATGTTCTGTGGAATGACGATATCAACATCAGCCAGCAAGTTAACAGGCGCACGGAGTCGTACCTGAGACGTGGTCTGTACAGTTCCACCATCATCAAACTGAGCAACGATGTTGGTCATATAATCCTGACGACGGATTTTAGACTTGAGCACGTCCTGCACGATGTTTGCATCACGGCTGGTGGACATAAGCTGCGCCGTAACAATCTTGGACGTCTTGTCGTTGTATGTGCAGACACACTGGAGTTCAACGTCCACGCCCTGTGTGATAACATCGGGCACAATCACGCTCAATTCAACAGGCGTAAGCTGACGCACAGACTTGAGCACGTCAAATGTGTTTGTCACACTGATATCAGCCTGCCCACGATACACCGCATGAATGTCCATTGTGGTGTCTTGAACAACACTCGGCAGGATGAGGCTGGTGCCGTCTAGGGTGCCCAGAGTAGGAACGATCTGTAGCGTGTTGTTGCCTGTGAGGTCACGCGTTGTTCCATCTTTGTACTTGCCGTAAACACGCAGACGGTTAGTGCTGTTGCCGTACAGCATAGGAGCAGCCACATAAATTTCAACAGGGTCCGGCTCAATGCCAAGCGGGAACAGGCGTGTTGAAATCTGATGCTGCGTTCCGTTGTACGTGACTGTTAGGTCAAGAGCAAGAATAGCGTTAGGCTCAGCAAACACAACAGCATTGCCATTACGACTTTGTATGTTCGAGTTGTCCTCAACGTAACACTCCTCAGTCTTCTCGGTTCCATCTGAGTAGCGTACCAGCACACCAAACACAATCTCTTCACCGCCGTGAATGTACTCAGGCTCGATGAACTCCAGTGATTGGGTCAGTGGGCGGCCCACGAAAAAGCGACGAACAGGCTCAACCACAGTGTGTGCCGTGAGGAACACCTGCATTGCGAGACTGACCGTTGTGTTGACCGCGTGCAAGACGTCCTCAATAGGAGCCCACTGGTAGAACAAGTTGGTAATGCGACGGTTCAACATTACGTTGCGTGCTGTGCGCTGTGTCAGATCTTTGTTGACGGGATCAAAGCCTACGTGATTAACATGCCAGTCGAGTGCCTGTTCTTCCGTCATGCCAATCTGCTGCAGGGCTGCAACAATTTCTGCTTGCGCTTCTTGATCAACGGTCAGGTCAAGCCCTACATCGATAACGTGTGCATCAACGTCTAGGTCAACGTGGGTTGTTCTATACCACTGACCACCGTCTTGCACCAATGCACCAAGTGGGGTGGGCAGGAACGTTTGATAGTCGGCAGTATACAGACGTTGAGCTTCAAACTGAGCACCCAGCAACATGCTAACAAACTTGGGCCAGCTCTTGGTACCACTTACCTGACTGTAGTCTGGCAGGGTGTCAAAGATACGACGGTAGGTGTCAATGCGATACGTCATCATATCGCGGCTGATGTTGATGCCAAGTTCGCGCAGGCTTTCTTCGGCAAGTTCTACAGGAGATTCACTATTGATCTTGCGAACGTCCAGCAGTTGTTGAATCGTTGAGAGGTTGAGGGCATCGTTCGCCTCAGACATTGCCTCGAACAACTCTTCCCACGCTGGGTTGTCCTGCAAGAAGTCAATAAAAAACTTTTCGGTTTCAGACTTCACTGCATCTTCCTTTCGCTGTAACTAACAATCACTCGGATGCTGCGAAGTGCAACATACTCGGTCTTGCCGTTAGGAATGATATCCTGTAGCGGGCTATCAAGGTTAACGTAATCAACCTCAGGACGTTTTACAGGACTGTCTGGATTAGCATAGTCGTATTTGACACGGTCCATAATGTCAGAGATAGCAAGACGCTTACCCAAGATACCGACACGACGTTCAAACAGTTTCTGAACGGCAGCGCTGAGGTTATCTTCGTTGGTCTGCTTGGAGCCAGGGGCATCTTGGAACAGGGTAACGCGAATCACACAGTCGATTGGCAGCTTGGTCGGGTTGTACGTCTGCACATCCAGCATCGCCCTGAACTGCGCCAGCCAGTCGAGAAACTTGTTCCACTGTGCTGAATCAGGGTTGGGATTCACTCCACCCCAAGTGCTGGTGTTGAGAGGCAGCACGCACACGCGAACAACTCCCATCCAAGACTTGTCGTTTGGCGCTATCTCACGCTGTCCCTGAACAACGCAGTCGGCCACATCAGGATACAGCATGACGGCAGCGTGCCATTCGTCTTCACGAATCAGCTTGCGTTTGCTGCGTGCTACGATTGGTGCAAACGTTCTGTAGTAGCTGAGGTCTGTGTGATCAGATGCACCAGCAATGGACGACAGAGTTTTACCCAGGATGTTGCTTTGATTGACTGATACAACTTTCAGGCCGGTTGCTTCTGTGTTGACGGAAGCTCCAAGTGAACGCACAGCACGCACCTTTAACGTGTAGCCTGCTGGTAGGGCTGTTCCCCACTGCTCACCACCGAACTGGAGTTCAACGTCACCTGTGTCTGTGGTAATGTCCTGATAGATGCGCTGTCCTGCATACGCCTCAAACAAGGCACTGTCAAAGCGGTCGAATTGAGTTTTAAGTCCACGCACGTCTTCAATCCACACAGTCAGGTCTCGGGTCAGTTCGAAGTTCTCGCTGCCCAGCGTTACCTTAACGTAGTCTGTGGTCGTCTGGATTGGCTGACTGAATGAGAAGATACTGCCGACGATCATGTCTACAGTCTTGCTCTCACCGCTTTCCCACTGCGTTACTTCGGCAAGCAGAGCATCGGTGCCATTGATTTGAAACGGCTCGTACTTGTCCAACGTAACCTTCTGTCCTGTGTTGTTGACGATCAGGCAGCTAACATTACCAGCAGACTTACGGCCGATATCAACGCCAAGAAAGCGAGCACCTGCCATGATACTTGTATCACGACGAGCAAGTCGGATGAATGCTTCACGCGCTGCAATCATACAGGCATAGGCGTTAGACACACCGATATCACCCAGTGCGTCAGCAATCAAACTTGTCAGGCTGCTAACTTGGTCGTCAGTCCAGTAGCTCTTGGCATTAATGCGACTAAGGAAGTCCTGAGCAAACTCCTCATGTGTTGTGTAGGTATTGAGAAGGCTCATGCCATACTCCTCATGCTGAATGCAATTGTTTTCTTGGTTTCGAGTTTAGGCACGCGGTATGCAATGCGCACACCATACGTCTGATCTACCTTACGCACAACTTCGACATTGATGCCAGTAACATCTGCCGTCAATCCGTTGTAAGGGCTTTCAAGTGCGTCCTTGATGTACGTCTGAATCCATCCGGCAGTTGTATCGTCGAATGGTTCAAACAGTTGGCGGTACACATCTGAGCCGAAGTTAGGACGCCACTTGCGACTGCGTTTGCGTGTACCGATGATGAACAAGATCTTTTGCGTGATACTATCAATGTCTTGCACATCGTCTCGGTTTTCCAGCTTAATCCAAGCGTTGACGTCCGAGTAGGTGGCCATGCCTGGAGGCAGCTTAACAGCGTTTGATACAATCATCCAAACCTCACGTTCTTGCTGCCGTTAGATGCAGTATCTCGGCAGGTGTTTGGGTCACCAGCACGTTGCGCAGGTTTGCCATTGACGCGAACACTACTCTGTCCTATAGCAATACCAACATGTGGAGGCTTTTTAGGTGCTGAGTGCTTTCGATAGGGGTCACCCTTTCTGACGCTGCCCTTGCCATTGATAAACACGTTGCCTGAGGCAGCAACAGCAGGCACAGGTGCAAAGCCCTGATGGCCTGTAGACAGATCAACACCGAGTCTGATAGCTGGCTTGCCCATTACTTGTTCCTCATCTGTGGAATCTTGGGACCCTGTGCAGGAGCAAACACACCGCTGGGCATAACAGGCTTTTCACCACGCATCATGCGCAGGTAATTCAGTTTTGCTAGTTCTGTGAGTCTGGTCATAGCAATCTCCTCTTTGCTGAAAATTACTCAGAACAGACCATAGACGCAAAAATGGGCGACCGAAGTCACCCACTTTGCCTGCTTGGCTACCTACCACACACTCGCTCGTCAGCGCTCATACAGTAGCGTGTAGCCCGCAGAATCATTCGCTCATTTTGTTTCGTCGCTCGTCGCTCCCACATCCCCCGAACGTGTGCCTCGGTCTCCTGGGAGACGTAAGCCGGAGCGCGTGTTTCGCTGATAACTACGCGCAATTCATCATCGTAACATGACTGCTTGCCGAGCAAACAAACAGCCACGAGCGACAGGATAAATGTGAGCATACATTTCCCGTCACTGTTTTGTGGCGATTGCCACAGAGTTTATTTACAGATTAATCGTCAAAGAACCAATCGCTATAAATCATCGCTGCTCCCTAAACGCTGGTGGTCTATCAGTTTGTTGATTGATGCAGCAAGGTCATCTGCATCTTCGCGGTCACCCTGAATCGTCCATTCGTTGCCATCGAACTTCAACACAGGATATTTGTCATCAGAGTAATGTCTAACGACGGCCTTTTGAGGTAGCTTGTGCATCTTCACGCGCCCACTTGGCTAGGGTTGCCTTGGCTTGCTTTTCTGCCAACCAAGGAGCACCGAATAATAGGAATGCAACATACAAGATAAACGCCAACTTCATGCCTGTTTCAAAAGTCATCTGGACCTGTCTCCTCTTGTTCGAACTCACTTTGCATCACGTACTGGCGGAACTCTTCCGCTGTATGACATGGAGGTTCAACGAACTCACAGTCAAACGCATGTTCCATTTCAGCGATATCAAAATCTACGCCACTACAGTCACTTTGATTTTTCTGCATCAGCTTTATCCAGGGCAGCACGTACCAAACAGTCTTTCGCTTCAAGTAACTTGCGAAGACCCGCAGACTTCTCCGCACCGTCAGGCAAGGCTGCATCCATCTGTTGTGCAAGCTCACCGATAGGCTTCGACACTTCCTGCAAGAAACCCGGCAGGTGGTCGAATTTGAAATACTTCATTATAGGACTAGGCATGGGCGTTGTCCAAACTCTTCAAAAACAGGTTACGCGCCTTTGCGAGATACTGATATGCGAAAAACTTATCAGCACGCTCTTTAAGGTCTGCGTCCAGTTTGATAACGAGTTCACTGACGGCCTGTGTCACGCTAAGGCTTGCCTCAGTGGTGCTATCGATTGTGGTCAGCACGTCAAACAGTGAACGACAATCTGTTTCGAGCAGGGAAGATTCTTCCTGTCTGCCCATGCAGTACCACAGTTGGTTACGTGCCCACAGCAAACGACGCAAGGTATCACGCTGCAACACTGTCGGACTCTCAGTTCCGAAGTTGTCGGCGATTAGTACGGCTACTGCACTGATTGGGCGAATGATGCGATCACGAACGTCATCTGTTGCGGTGTCGTCAAGGTCAAAGCTGTTTAAGTCAATAGCCATTGTATTATCTCATGTTTGGTGTCAACCCAATGCACACTCCAGGGTGAAAGCCCGAATGCGCACCAGGTTGTCTTTCCAACTGCCCGCTCGACTAGCGCCCGTCTCCCAACTGAGTCAGGTCTCGCCATTGTCTTTAGTCCTGCCGTAAGGTGTTGTCATCGGAAGGGAACTGCTACCCAACTCTGATCAACGGCATACTCAGCTGCGGATGTTAACCACTAATTAAGTACATTTGGCACCAGGCATGAAAGTGAAGGATGGACTAGCCCGTGCCTACGATGTGTACTCCGCTTGTCACCGTGAACGATTGATTATGATGCAGTCGATGCAAACTCTTGCCGGAGTTTACAAAGGGCCCTGATAAAGTTCCCGTCTCCCCACTGAGACAGGTCTAACCGTATCAAGTTTTAGAGCACCGACCGAACAAATGCTGGGAGACACTTGTCCACATGAGGCCGATCAATTCCACAGGCTGTTACTGGTACTCACTTTTAAGACGTTTACTTGAACAGCGCCTTTCACAGACCAACGTCAAACCTGTTGAGAAATCTGTGTGGCTAATACCATGCTGCGCAAGCACCACCAGGACGGAAGGTGTAAGGCGAACCTTCCGAAGTAATCTTGTTTCTAATTAACATTTACAGATTTATCTGAAACAAAAATGGGGCAAGAAAACAATATATTTTCCGCCCCACTTGGTTAGAACATTGATTTACGCAATACGTTGTTGTACAGCACATCGTACGGGCTGCCGAACAGTTCTGGACCACGCTGCGCACGCACGGTAACCATGCCAGTGTGAATGTTGATGTTGGTGATTTCAACAGTTGGCTGCTTGGGCTTGATCGTTTCGTATGCAGGGCTGTTGAGTGTAGGCTGTTCTGCCAGCAGACGCTCGATACTCACACGCTGCTCCTGCGTTGGTTGAGGCAACTTGAAACGAATCTCAGCCGTCTTGGTACCACGAGCAGAAGTAACCTTGCCACGCATATCAACGCCCTGTTGCACCAAGTAAGCAGCGATGCGGCGGGAGCCTGCGACAACACGGTCATACAGTTCATCTGACATTACAGGCGCTGCAAAGCGAATCGCATTGCCCGGCTGTTGTTCTGCCAGATGCAGGCCAGTAACGAAAAAGCCTTCGGAGATAAGACGTACCAGCGTTTCAACGATCTTGTCTTCGTTTTCTGCAATAGCAGGCACAGTGAGTTCAGGTGCGCCAGTTGCAGGCTCAACGTAGTCAGGTGCTTGATAAGCATCAGCGCCAGCTACCTGCATACCAACCTGTTGCGCACGAGGATAAGCAGAGCGAAGCAGGCCACTAGCACGAATCACAACACGACCATCACGCGCCAGGTCAAACAGCTCATCGTTGCTTGAAGTCTGGAACAGGAAGTAGTCAACAGGGCTGGTCATCGCGCTGATAGCACGACGTGCCTGTTCCTGTACCTGTGCTGCCGACGAGCCAAATACAATACGACTGCGGTTTGGAGTTGCAGGACTCACAGCAAAAAATGCGCCGTACACAACACTGAGTTGCTTGGCACCCTTGAGCGGTGCAACGCTTTTTGCACGCTTAGCATTCTCCAGCTTGGGCAGCTTGACGCCCACTTCACGGCCTTTGACGATAGCGCGTGGATTGCTCTGAGGTTTAACCGCAGTGAGGATTTTGTCCAAGTCAGCTTGACCGACAATCTTCTCCAGAGGCACAACAAGGTTCTGTGCAAGATAGTGACGCTTGCGGAACATGTATACCTGAGTGCCTTTCTTGATCTGAATAGGCTGTGCGACGTTGCGACTGACTTCACCTACAGGCTCAAACGTTGCTTCACGGTTAGCACCCACTGAGCCAAACGCTTTAGGCCACTCAGACTGTCCGATGATGTTAGCAACGCGCACATGACCACGCACCACAAACTTAATCTTTGGCTCTTCCTGGGTAACGAGTTCATAGCTATCACGGTTGAGATACGTGAGGCTGAACTTCTCGCCTTTGGTCAGTTCGAGTTCGTACTCATCGTTGGCGTCATCGATTGCAAGACGACGGCCCTGATAGGTAGCCCAAGTACGCGCCGCCGATTCACTGGCCACCAGCAACTTGCTTGTAACTTCTGAGCTGGTGGTTGCATATTCAGTTGCAGCCTCAAGCACGTCACGACGATCAACAACAGGCAGGGCAGCACGCTGCGCATGGAGAGCCATGTGAACAGCGTTAGAAGCAGACATAAACACAGTCTGTCCATTGTCCAACGTGCCTGCGAACTTCATGCCACTCAGACGCTGAATGGTTGCAGCGCTAACACTTGGGAAGTTAACGAAATCACCAGGCGCAAACTCACGGATTTCACCATTGCCCCAAGCATAAGCAGAGGCAGCACTCAGACCAACATACATATCTTTAACGCGACGGATGGTGCTCACTACAATCCCGAGATCGCGATGAAGACGATTGCCTTCCTTTTTAATCAGAGCCATGTTGCTTTTTCCTACAGAGATACAGGATTGAAAGAGTGACGACGTAACAGGTCCAAGTTACCCAGCATCAAATTGTATGCCTGAGTGCCTACAGAGGCAAGTAACTCTTGTGGTACCAGTGAGCCAAAGTACAGGCTGTTGGGAACGCGCGTCGTGATTTCTGTTGCAAAACTTTTAAGAGGGTTGGGCACAAGAAACACCCAAGGCTCTGCGATAAACTTTCCAGCTCTTTGCTGAATGCGGTAGCCAACTGCTACTCTTTGCTGTGCAGCAGGAACATAGGAAAAGATATCCGTTTGTTGGCGCAGTTCTTTGGTGCAGGTGAAGTACGCCATTGTGCGGAGACGTTGCTCAAACTGAGGGATGTAGCCACTGTCCGAGCAAACTCTTTTCATTACTCGTTCTTGCTGCTCAGGCGTTGCTTGTCCGAACAGGTTGAGATTCATTGAAAATGTATCCTAAGATTTGGCGGGTAACCTCAGTGACGGAAAGGTTGTCAGTGTTGATAACCAAGTCATATCCGCCAGGAACGTTGGCATAGCGCTCACGCATTGAGTTGAAATGCTCTTCGGTAAGACGCTGCTCGATACGGTCAGCATAGCCAGCACGCTGTTTGCGGCGCTCACAGGAAACGTCATAGCTTACGTCCAGCAAGATACTCAAGCGCGAAGGTGGTGCCAGTATCTGCCAAGTGTTTTCATACACGCTGGTGGTCTGTTCGTCAATCGCCTGATAGGCAAACGTCGAAGGGAATCCACGGTCAGCGATAACAAACGTATCAGGCTGTGATTCAATCAGGCGCTTTACATAGGCCATGTTCTGACTGCGGGCTGCCAGCAGCATGAACATTTCACACAGAGGTGTAATCTCCTCTTGATCGGTCAACTTGAGGTAGTCGGTGCCCAATACCACGCTACGGATGTGCTCGGCGATTGGGGTACCGCCCGGCTCACGTATGCGAACAACATTCTTGCGGCGCTTTTGAAGAATCTCTGCCAATGCTGTAGCTGCGGTTGTCTTGCCGCTGCCGTCAGGCCCTTCGACAAGAATATAATTGGGCTGTTTACGAATCATGGATAATCCCACTAAGAAAAGTTAGCTAAAACGTCCACCACGCCATGCGCATTTAATCAGCATACGTGCCAGGACTTCGTTTTTCATTTTTGTGCGGCGAGCATTGGAACGTACGGCTGCGTTGCCCACAGCATCGATAACAATCAGACCGCAGCTATGGCCTTCGATTGCTTCGAGTATCTTTGTACCGTGTGTGGCAAAAAGAGTTTCGTCAATTGCGAAGTACATCCGCATACAGAATGGCTTGTAGTTCTGCCACTTCTTGTCTGTTTTGAAATCTTGCCAGCAGCTCTTTACTTCCGTGATAACGCAATCACTTTTGGTATTGAGGCAGAACACGTCAGCACGTAGATGGCCACGCTTTTTCAGTCCCAACTCAATATGGCAGGAGTAGCGTTTACCAATCCAGTATTGAACAACGGCCTCCGTAATGAAAGCCGTTTTATCAGGTCTGCTCAACGATAGGAAATCTACCTGAGACGGTCTCACATAAGTCCGTCGTCTAAGAGCCATTGGTTACTCGATTGTGCGTTTGTTCAAGATTTTGAGAGCACGCTTGAGGATTGGATGAAAGCCTTTGTCAATCTTGAGCAAAGCCTTATCAACACGGAACCATTTGCGCTCACGCAGGTTGACTTCCATGTAGTTGTCCTTGAGGCGTTTAACATGCATCAAGTACCACGTCACATGCTGATCACGACCAGTACTGCCTTTTGTGTACTCGCTGGTCATGACAAACTCTTCAGGCGTACCAACAGCTCCTGCCTCTTCGTCAGCTTCTTTGAGTGCGGAGGCAATCAGGCTGAGGTGTGATTCTTTACCGCCTTTAGGCAATCCCCAGTTACGCGCGTGCTTTGTGCGTATCATTAGGATTTCAATCTCGCCTGTTTTCATGTTAAGACGGTACGGGACAACGCCACTCTGAATACGAGGCATCTGCGTCTTTTTCGCAGACAATGATACGCGCAGTTTCATTACAGGGTATCTCCTGCACGGGCTGAGTCCAGACCCCAATTGAGGCTGTTGTCAATCCAGTAGCCGTTGTCTTTCAACACCTGCACGGCGTCCGAGTAGCTCACGCTGCCCAGGAACTCGTACATCACAGGCATGCCTTCAGGCTTACCGTATGACGCATACACGTTTGGCGCATAGCTGAGACGACTACCTTCGTATGGGTCATAAATCAAGTTGCCCTGCTCATCAGTAATGATGGCATTGCACGCCTGACTATTTCCCAAGATGGAGATAGTGTGAGTAGGGTTGCGACCGTAATCGCGTTGAATATATTGAGCACAGTCAGCGAAAGGACGAGCCAGCACAGCGGCACGCGCTGATTCTGCACGATAGGCTTGCTCAATGACAGGACGAGCACCAGTAAGATTCATGGCGCCAGCAACTATCATCACAGCAAGATCGTTGGGTTCGATCTGAGTAGGGAAGAAATCTGTTCCCCACGCACTGTTCAGACTTAACATGGTTTTCTCCACAGGTTGTTAACGCTTAGAAATTAGCGTCGTTCGAGTCTCTGCTCAGGACAGTTTAGTACCTGATTGCGCTCTGAGTAAAAGCTGGGAGGCGCCCGGCCTATCACGACACCCAAGTGACATGGCACACGAGGCTTCATAGAGAAGTTGATGTTGACGCCCTGACAATGCGTTCTGAACTGATCAGCAAAATCACCAGTCAGATACACGCAATGCCCATAGTAAGGACGTCCCATCTTTACCTGAGTACGAACGATTAGATCACGAACATTCAACACTTCCGTCATTGTTGGCGCTTTGCCGCAATACACGTCAACGTTAAGCATCTTCGTTAATAAGGGCTTGCCCATTAATGGCTCCTGCTTGAGTCACAATGCCCTTGATGAAATACGGACTAAAGCCTCTGTTCTTTGTACTGCGGTCAACCTCGATGAATGGCGCGCCGTCTGCAATCTCAATGCGATCATCCAGCACAACATTCTTGGGCACGTCAGCCTTGTCAGTTAGCACTTCATAACCAACCAACGCACCACCAGCAAGGTCAAACATCTGACAACGACGCATCTTGCCTGTGCCAATCTGTAGGCTTCGCAGGATGCATTTGTTATCGTCAGACTGGCAGGAATATGCCTCGACGTTACAGCTAAACAAAATGCTCAAATGCGTAGACAGGGCATCTGCGATAACACTGAATTCGGAAAGGTCTTGGGTTACGATATCGATACCAATACCATGATGTGGGAACGTAACATGTTTGAACTGTACGATACCTGCTTCACTATCAATCAACATTTCTTGGTCAAAGAAAGCAAACACATGCGACGCAAGGTGTTGCTGTATATTTACAAGTTTCTCAGGACTGTCGGACAGGTCTGTGAAGCCTACAGTAAATTCCATGTTGCGAACGTGCGGCCAGCCGTCCTCGATATAGGTGACGCGCCGCTGAAAGGTATGTACTGTTCTCATTTTTTGAGCACCACGTTACGGAAAATGCCATACGTTGAAAAGTAAGGCTTCAACGCAGTATAATCAAATTGATTTGTGTCTGGTTGATTCACAACGTACAGGCGATTGCCACTTACTGTAGCATTGCCTTGGCTGCGATTGACAATCACACACTTGCGGTCCATGCGAACTGCATCAGTCAGCATGATGCCACCTGCCCACGTACCGTTGGGCAGAATTTCAATAACAGGCAGTTCGACGAATGGCAGTGTAGGGTTCTCAAAAGGGTTCTGTGCTTCAACCCAATCAAGAGCAGGCAGGTCTTGAGGAACTACCTCAAAGTCAAAGCCCTCTGCCAACAGTGTCTGCACATGGTTGTGTTGTCGGAAGTATTCTTCCACCGAGCAACAGATGCAGCTATAGTCATGCTCGACGCTGGCACGGACACGAGGAATCATCTGGAGGTGATTCCAGAAGTGGTCGATGCTGACGTAATCACTTATCAGGGTATTGCGCGGTCCCTGTAGCTCAACGTCTTCATCTTCCATACAAAAGAACATGTAGTTGTTGAGCGTATCAAGGCGCGATAGAAATTCGTTGATTGCAGGGAGTTGGTCCGTCGTGCCTTGAGCGATGATCGCGGCAGACGTGACAAAAGGAACACCGCCGTCCATGTGTGTAATAAGTATTCGCTTCTGTGCAGTAGCTTGCATGGTTGTTCCTTAGTTGAGATCGATTGTTTGACCGTTTATCTTGATAGAGCCACCAGCTTTTGTATCAATGCCGCGACGAACTGTTAGCTTATCACTGCCTTTAACAGTAACATCACGATTGCCATCGATGATGGTGGTCTGATTGCCTTTGACATGCAGATATTGATTGCCCGCATCACCCTGAGCTTTGCCCAGGAACTTGATGCGTTTGTTGGGACTGGCTTTCAGTTTAGCAGCGGTCATAACAGGGTCATTGAGGATGTAATCAGGAATGTCTGACTTGCTGCCAGTGACAACAAGGCTTTGATTGCCGACAATGGTCTGATTCACATCACCAAAGATTGTTTGGTTGTAGTCGCCGCTCAAGATTAGGAATGTCTCGCGTGTTTTGCGATCAATGATCATCTGAGTGCCTGTTGATAGCTGCATCACAATCCTGTGTGGATAGTTGATGAGGCTGGCGGGCAGTTGCTCTGTTTCCGTCGGACGAGCATGTCCACTGTATTGACCTTCATACAGATTGCCAGTAGGGAAGTTCACAGTTACGCGACTGCCTCTGACTGGAACACAGAACGTGCCAAACGCATTGACTTGACTGCCGCCCAGATATCCCTCCAGGTGACGAATGTGAGGACGCAACCACGGCAGGTTCTCGTCTTCAACATCATCCATCAGTCCTTTGATGCGTACTTTGACTTGGCTGATTTGCTTGGGATCGTTGTTATCAATCACAATCCCTTCATAGTCCATGAATCGATCAATTCCCTTTTTACCAACGTTTTCGTTCAGTGGAATCATTGGGATACCTTAGGCATGTACATTTCTAACTTCTCACCTCTAGGTGTTCCTGTTGTGCCTGAGCCATCAACAGTACCATCACCCAGACTACACAGGAAGTTTCTGAGGTCTTCTTCTGCTTGACGCAGCAACTGACTTAGGTTTGTCTTAGGACCCAACAGTCGGCTCATCGACAGGGCGTCCATACACTTGTCAGGCAAGGCATCAGACACAGACTTTTGCAGGTCACTGAGTTTGTTTGAGACACACGTCTGATTGATCTGAGGACCATCCAGATAGTAGTCAGGGATATCACCATTCGAGATCAGCCCGTTGATATCGCCCGTAAAGCCACTCATCATGCCTTCCATTCTGTCGAGACGTGAAGCAAGAGCAGTCAGGATAGAAGGTCCGATATCGATAGCAAGGTTGATACTCAGCTTTTCCAGCTTAGACAAGGCGCCACAAATGCTGTTGATGTAGCTGGCCATGCTAAACTCCTGCATCAAACTTTTCAGGTAGTCAGCACCCTCACCATACTTCTGCGCAAGCTCTGGGAACTTGAACATTTCAGATTCAGACTGGAACTCGTCCAGCATGAGATTGAGGTGAAGTTCATGCGACTGACTCAGGAAGTCGATGGGGTTCAGGCCATCAAGCGACTGTTTAATGTTGGTGTTGAGCTGGAACGGACGCAGGATATCAGCAATGGTAGGAAACGTTTTCAATGCCAGATTCGAACCACCGCCAACACCTGTGGTGCCTTCAACAGGTGTAAAGTTCCTGCTTAGCAGCAATGTCTCAGAATACTGGCCTGAGTAGTAGCCACGCGTCTTGCCGATAACAATCCACTTGCCGCTGGTCTTTACATCAGTGAGCATTGACTGATCACGCGTAGGCAGACCGGCACGCACTTCAACACAGTCCAACAGGTCTACAGCAGGGATACCGCCTTGAATGAGGCAGCGTGCTGTTTCTGTGTACGTCATTGCCTGACGACGCCAGTTGTAGTAAGCCTGATTGTACTGTGAGTGGATGTTTGTGTCATTGGTAGGACGAGCATACTGACGACGGGCACCAACAATCTCTCCACGCACATCGCTGTTGATGTTGAGTGGGTCACGCGTCTTGACGTTGACGGATTTGAGTTCGTTGATGTTACCCTTGCTGTCTGCCCACAGGAGTGTATCGCCATAGTTCGACACACCGTTGAACGTACCAGCAGCCGACTTGGTACGCAGCTCTGCAACGTTGTACTCTGAGCCAGTTGCCTTGTCGTTGAACACCAGCGTGGCTTTGGGCTGTTGCTCGATAACCTTTGCGAGGTCACGAACAATCATGCGACGGTCGGCAGTCAGCATCAGCTTGGGCATTGCATCTTCACCCAACCAGATGTGCTTTTCAATGTCAGAGGCAAAGCGCTTGGGACTCACGGTGGAACTAAGCCACAGCATGTTGTCCTTGGGCTGCAAGTCACTTGGCATATCAAGCAGCATGTTACAGCGTGTGGCTATCTCCTGCAGGGCATCACGCGATGTGCCGCGCACTGAATAGCTGCGGCTGTCGTAGATGAATGCATGGGCGTCAAAAGCACAAACGGCTCGGATAATACGAGTACCACCGTCATCGTATTCTCTCAAGCCAATGGTGCTGAAATTGAATTCTTGAATTGAGTCCTCGTTGGGACCCATGTGGAATGTGAACTTAGTTCCGTCCACAATCGCGTTCTCACTACGCAGTTTATTGTTGTGATCAGCAAACTCTACCACAGCACATGGTACAGAGAATGGGTTTTCAATCACGAAACAACTGCGGAGGAGTCCTGGTGTTGCTGGTGGGGTCTTGCCATCGATAAGCAGTCCGAAAAACCCGAGGCCGTCAATACCACCTACTGAAACTTGTGCCATGCTTATTCCCCGTCAATCTCCTTTGCGATCTGTCGAAGCTGTGCCGCAAGGATTTTGAGTTCAGCGCTGCTGGCCTGCATGTTGAATCCGCCACGTGCAGGCTTTTTCTCGCTGTCGTTTTTAGTGGTGTAGAACTTACGGAAAGCAACAACCTTGTGGCCTCCGTCGTCCTCAGTAAGACTAACGGTAAGATACCCATGTTCACCCAGCTTGAGATACCCGGCCGCAGGTTCACTGCGAGACTTAGACTGTGCTGGCTTGGCAGTCTTACCTTTCGCTTTGACTTTCTCAGTCTTTGCAGGCTGATCAGTCTTGGGCTTCTTTGGGCGTGGGTTATCAAGCACTGCTTCAACTTTCTTTTTCTTGAGACCCACAATCTTACCGTTCTTCATTACCATTATATCGTTGTCCTTTTCAATTGTTTGACTGCGGCGCGTGCCTGCTTGATAGGTAGTTTGACCGTCATGCCTGCCTTCATTTCTGAGGCGTGTACTAAGGCGTTGGCGATCAATATCAAGTTCCAGAACTGCGTCGAACCATAGTTGTCTACGCTGAGGAGTTGGGGATTTCCCTCCATAGAGGCATCAATAGTCTTTACAGTATACTGGCTGCTGTCCGCATCATTGAAAAGCTCAACACTCAGTGGGTCTATGCCCCACTGATCGACGCTTGCGACAATTTGAACCATTTGCGTAAGTCCTCGCGAGTAACGGCAAAGTAGCTGGTCATCTGGAGAACAAAGTCACAGCTAATCGGGTTGCCTGTACCGTCCTCATAGATGTTATCGTAGTTCACGCTTACGCTGTCTACCACGGCAGGCTTCATTGAGAAGAAATTACCAATATCGACTGTGAATGCCTCAGGGTCATCGTACTGGAAGTCCGAACCCACTTGGTTAGCAGCTTCGTTGGCAACCTGTTTGAAAGGACTTGGTCCCGGTGGAATCAAGATGCCGCCCACGCTCTCACTCGGAGCACACAGGCTAAGCAACTGCACCAAGTTCTCCACAACTTCTTTCTTGCTGTCTGTGTAGGCGTCAAGGAAGATGGGCATTGAGATTTCAAAGTAGCTAGGCTGTGTCCAGCGCTTGGCACTCATGATCTTTGAGATACTTGATGCACCACCAAACTTGATAGCACGGTCGGCAGCTTGCAGAGAACCACCTAGGCCCGGCAATTTGTCCATGGCCTTCTCACCAAGTGACGTATCGCCATAAGGTGGAGTCCACGCACTAGCAAGACTCATTGAAAAGTCAGGAGGTGTAAAGCCAGTGAACTGAATCGTGCCGGAGGAGTTGTAGATGCGCATTTGATACATCTTGTTCACAGAGATAAAGTCACCTCTTGAACCTCCTCCGGAAACAGGAGCAGCGGCTTGACCTGTATCAGGCATTAAATAGTTAGCCACAGTTGTTCCTTACATATAACCGACGTTGATCATTTGCAGCGTTGGGTCATCCAAGAACACAGGGAAATCATCAAGCGAGTGTGTCTTGGCTGCGCCGCCACCAGGATTGACTGTCTGACGTTGATTGCCTGCCGTAGCACCACGTGGAGCTTCGGGCTGTGCTGGGGCCGGTGCCTGTTGTGTGCCTGCATCGGTATCTGGGATATCAGCGGCAGTAACAAGAGGCTGGCGGTCAACAACGTTTGACTCACGCTCCACAGGCTGGATGGGTTGCTGACGGTCCATCACGTAATCCATGTGACGTGCGTATTCCTCAGGAGTCATCTTGGGCGCAACAGTACCACGCGCTGTGAGGTCAGGAACTGGCTGTGCGTCAACAGGCTTAACAGCGTAGTCTTCTGCACTGCCTGTGCCTTTCGCTAACTCTGGGAAGCGTTCAGCAATCTTGCGGTCCATGTCAGCGTCACGTTGCTGCTCTGGTGTACGCGTCAGTGGAACGTTGGCGTCTTGAGGGCTAGCAGTCACATCTGGAGTCAGAGCATCAGTTACTTTCTGCTTGACCTCATCTTGGCTCATCTTCTCAAGCACTTTGCGTTCGTTCTCTGCGCGTGCTGCAACACCTGCCTGCACATTGGCTGAACTTGATTTAAAGTCCGTGCCTACGTTCTGGGCTTTCGACTGCTGGACGGTGTTGATGATCTGGCTGTCAGTCATTGAATCAAGATCGAGGCCCTGCAGGGCGCGTTTGATAGCGTTGGTATTGCCACCGTACTGCACCGCTGTTGAGTACACCATCTCCTGCACTGCTTTGCCCCGCTTAGACACATCAAGGCCCAAGTCGTTTTGCAGCTTGGCCGCCTGAGGTGCATAGTGAGTACGCGAGATATAATCATCCTGCGCTTTCGATAATGCATCACCCTGAGTTGAGGCAAGATTTTTGTATGCAGCGTTGAAGCCAGCAGTACCCGGCGCCTGTCCACCAAATTGAGCAAGGAACGGTTGACCTTCTTTAGAGTTCAAGAAGTTCATCATGCTGCCGTTGTTGGTAGCAAGCTGGTGGGCGCCGTAACTCACACCACCGTTATCACCTGCACCACTCGACACAGTAGCAACACCACGACCGCCGGACTCGAACTGAGCACTGACTGATCCCAATCCACCAGCAGCGGCTTTGGCTGCAAAGTCGTTGATCTGCTTGCTGTCGAACTGAGCAGGACGAGCACGATTACCGCCACCGCCACTTGTGTTGCCGGCAGAACCAAACATGCCACTGAACCAGTTAGGCATCATGCTCATAAAGCCTGATTGCTGATTCTGTGCTGTTAGTCCTTTTGCATCTTCCTCTGATTGACGCTGCTTCTCAGCTTCGGCTTGCTTCTCGTTGCTTTCATCCATCTTGTCCGCAACAGCATCACCTACTTTATCACCGATAGCATCGCCAATAAGGCCCCCGATAACACTGCCCACAGCAGCGCCAGCAACAGTCCCAGCACCAGGAACGATACTACCGAGAGTGCCGCCAATCCAAGCACCCGCAGTAGCCCCGATAGCACCTCCGCCAGCACTGGTAACATTCTTGGTCTGTTCGCGTTTCTTTTCTTGTTCCGAGAGTGTGTCGTCATTAGCAATCTGCTCTGCGTTATAGCCAGCACCTGCCAGTGCTACAGCAGGACCCACAAACGGAATACGTTTAGCACCGCCAAGGGCTAATGCACCCAGAGACGTAGCATCGAATGCCATGTCCTTCTGCTCTTGTGTCAGACCCGGCTTGGGTTCTTGACGAGCTACTTCGGGTTGAGGTTGATCAGGAGTTACCTGAGCCTGTGCTGCATCGTTGGCTTCTGGTGATTCAGGTCCGTCTTGTTCAGACTTCTCGTGATTAGCCCACCAGAACGCACCACCAGCAGCGGCAAGTCCAAGCAATGCTCCCCACTTACCTCTGCCGCGACCGCGAGTGCGAGGCTCACGACGAGGACGACCATCACGTCCATAGCGACGACCTCGACGGCCACCACGTCTGCCCTCACGACCATTACCCTCATCGGGGAAGTCAGCATCAGGCAGAGACAGGTCTGTACCGGTCTGGCGTACAGCAGGCAAGTTCTTGGTAGGCTCAGGTGCAGCATCGTCGGTACGAGCACGGTTGGCTTCTTTGAACGTCTCAGACTTCTCCCACTCCATCCATTCGTGAAGTGTCTTGGCTGTTTGTGCGCTGATATCTGTGTTCTGGTGCAGGGCATCAACAATGTCGCCACTTGAGGCAGCATTGGCAGTGAAGATACTTTCCAACGCACGCTCAAGCTCTGCGTCATTAGGACGAGCAACTTCCTGTGGAACAGCCTGCACGGCTTGAGCAGATCGAGCTACGGTACCAGTGCGCTGAGCAGCACGACGTTCGCGTAATTCCTTATTGAGAGCACGACTGCCTGGCCCAACATAATACTCGTAGTCCTCAAAGTCAGTGTCATTAGACAGGCCCTGCATAAAGTCTCGGGCACTCACTGTCTGTTCTTTGGTGGCAGCACGACGACGGCGACTACGCGGAGCACCCACAACCTCAGCACTGAGATTATCGGCATGCTCCATCATCAATTCAAGGGCAGACAGTTGGCGCTCGTCTGCTTTCATGCCTAAAGGGCCTGCCATTAGCGCTTCCCTCCTTTGCGTTTACTTTTCTGGAGAGCAGCCTCTTCCTTAGCCCGCTGCATATCTTTGATAAAGCAGCTATGCCAGTAAAGAAGTTTCTCAATGGGAATGTTGTCAGGAATGTACGTGCCCTTGTTTGTCGTGAGGTCCATGCTCATATTCATCATGGACGCGTCACTGTACACACGCAGGTAACTCAACAGGTCAACAGCCGTGCGCTGGGTGTACGTGCGGAAGCATCGGTTACACTTGAACGTTGTCTCCAGTTCGCAGATCTCGAACACATGCTTGGAGACGTTCATCAACTCATCGGGCGGCGTGTTGGCAATTGTATCTTCAATGCTGAGGTCACTGTCGATGTACATTGCCTGTAGTGCTACAGGACCAACAGTCTCACTGAGAACATAGGCATCAGCCCAGCGTTGTACAGTAGGATGACGCAAGCCAGGAGGCATGGCACGCCACTTGTTGGTCACAGTACGAAACTTGGAAACTTCTTCCGTGTTAAGCATGTTGCACTGGAGTTCGTGATACGTTCTATCAAGAGGACGTGTATAAAAGCGTTCACCACGCATGTCCACATAGTAGGGACGTGTGCAGCGCCACTCATACATCCTGTGGCTTCGAGGCCAGCTATCTTTATCGAACATCGCCAGCATGTACCGAAAATCTTCGAGATACATTTCCCGAATATTGATGTTGGTAAAGTGGTTGAGTGTATCGACAAGTAAGTGAGGCAGCTTGTACTTTTGCGCGTTATACAGGCCCGTCATAAAGTCTGACGTAACCTTTTTGATACGCACATCAGGTCTGCCTGACGGTAGGCTAATCTCAAGCATTGATAAACACTCGTGGACGCATGTCCCACTCACGGCCCGAAGGACGGCCGCAGTGATCACAGGTCACGTTGATCTGTGTGCTGAGTCCATGACGTGCTTTGATTACCCACGCGCTAAGTCTTGTCCACAGCTCAAGGTCCTGCTGCGATTCAAGGCGTGCAATGTTGGCATCAAAGTTCGGGCCCATGTGGGCTGCGTGCCAGTTGAACAAGGCATTCTCATCCAGCGTGTGGTGATAATGACGCATACGGGCCAGGTCAAACTCGTCCGAAGCAGCATCCAGCACAGCAACGGCACAGCTTTGGTCATCGATAATGCTCTGGTTAAAGTTCTCACAAGGGAATTGGTCAAGGGCTGGGATATCGCCTTGAATCGTGTTGAACACGCCACTTGAATAACGGAACAGTGGCTTGCGACACGTCCAGTTGACCACAACAGGGCTGGCGTGGTTCATCAGCATACGCTGCAAGAACAGCAGGTGGTGGGCATCGTTGATAGTCAGGCTGTCGATTGGGATAGACAGGCAATCCGGCAGGACTTGAGTCAACAGGATTTCCATGTCGTCTTTCTGTGCTGCCATAGCGATGTTCATTGTGTGACGACCGCTGAACTTTTCCATCTCAAAGCTCTCAGGCAGTCCTGATTTCCAACCCCTGGAAGGAAGATTTAACGTGAGAATATCGATAACCATAAGTGCCTCAACTAAAAATGGAGCGTGCTACGTCACACTCGAATTGAATACTGATATGACCGCGCCCACCAGTAGCATTAAGCGATAGCTCCTGCATGCCTAAAGGCCACACGTTGCGCAGTTCTTGTACCATGATTTGATTGCCCTGATTATCAAACAAGGCAACTTCAAGGCGTTTCTTGTACACTGATGGAAGTCTCATGCCACCAGTATATGGATTCTGAATAAGGTTTTGCCATGCTGTATAATAGCGAATCACAGCGGCCTTTTGGTCAAGTCCAAACTGTGCAGTAAAGCCATCAACGTTTGTTGCGTGAGGCCAAGAGAAGCTGGTGGTAGCTACCTCTTTTGTCTTTTGTTGGAAGACAGGAAAAGGCAGCCCAACTTCTTCACACGCTATCGGGCTTAGACTCACACCACTAATCTGAGGCAGTGTGAGAATACGCCACTTGTCCAGCATGAAAGGATCTGCAAGGCCAGGCTGTGACGAGTCTTGCAGTTCATCAAGAGTTACCGCTGCCATACTTTTATTCCTCTACCAAGACAAGCACTGGATGCACTGTACCGTCATTAAACTTGAGGAACGTTGCACCTACAACAAGACCCAACTGGCCGGCCTTGCGAATCACAGCATCTTCCATGTCACGTTCCCACTTGGCACGCTGCTTGTTATCATAGCTGCTAAAAGTGGTTGATGCCTCGTAGTAATTATAAAGCTCACCGCTAGGGAATGGAACGCGTGCGAGATACTGAATACCAGCAGCACCATCGACAGGCAGCGATTGCAAGAGTTTGGTAATCTTTTTGTTTTCCGGCTTGGAGCCAGGCACCGCTGTCCACACTTTCATTTTGCCTTTCTGGGCAGAGTCTGTTGGCGTGTCCTTTGTCTGTGCTTTGGTTCCTTTAGGCTTGGCTGAGACTTTTATCCCGCTGATGGTACCTGTAAAAGGACGACTGCGGCCAAGCAAGCTACGAACTGTTTTCGCATCGATTTCGAACTGGACTGATGGGTCTTCTCGATGCAGCAGAACGAACTTGTTAACGCCCAGATTACTAATGCCATAAACGTCTTTATATTCGACATCGGCTTCAAACTCACTGTTTTCCACACTGACTGCACGTTGCCCTTCAAAGCGATACCAATCACAGTCTTTGACAGCAACACCCTTGGGCTTTCTGGCACTAACGCTAATGAAAAGCGGCAGCATAAAAATTCTCCCAGAAACGAAAATGGGGCACAAGGCCCCATACGATTAAACGGTTCGCAGCGCGTAGTCGAAGGACCATTCGATTGACACTGGTACTGCCTGAGCTGCACCACTGAACTGCAAGTCAGGGACCTGCTTAGGCCATACGCCGTAGATTTCATACTCAGCCACAACACTACCGTCCTGTTTGAAGATACGGAAGATTGCTTTGGTTGAGTATTCGGCTTTCACAGCACCAAGCTGGGTCTGCGTAGCACGGATCTTATCGTGCCATGCTTCCAGTGGTTTGTAGATAGCCATCTCGGCGTTTTCGTTGTACTCAGTGCTGAGACTGTGAGAGAAGATCTTGCGGCCAGCATAGTTGAGCTGGTGGCCAAATGCTTCTTTCAACACTTCTTCCACGGTACTACCAGGCTTAACGCCGGTCTTACACATGATGCGCAGCGCACGAGCGTATTCTGAACCACCTGTCTCGGAAGGCGGGTTGGGAATCAGAAACTCGAAGTTATCATCTAACAGCGGATCAGCCGTTGATGCAAATTCATCAAGAGTTACCTTAGGCATTTAGAACTCCTTACAGGCTGCCTTTGTTGATGAGGTCAAGCGCGTACTGAATATCACCAACAGGTGGCACGATAGCAGTAACGTGGATGCGCTTAGTATAGCGAGTTGGGTCGAGGAATACGTCGATGATCAGGTCACCACGTGCTTCATCTTCGGCTGTGTTGTTTTTGTAGTTACACTCAACAGCATACCAGTCCAGACCACGACCCTGTTTGATAGGTTCGAGGATAGACTCCATACCCACTCGTTGGTTCTGTTTCAGCACATCATCGTTCGGCTCGAACACTGCACGCAGGTTGTTTGCACGGACAGAGGCATGAAGCATTGCCAGCAGACGACGCACACCGATATCATTAAGAGGACTCTTGGTCGTCATAGTGGTATCAGCGCCCCAGACATAAATACCTTCGCCATCGAACACAGCGATAGGGTTAATCTGGTTGTCGTTGAGAACGTCACGGTCGCCTTGTTTAAAGCGATAGCGAACGTCTTTAGCAAAGTCCATTTGACCGCGATTCATACCGCCAGGAGCAAGCCACTGTGCAATCTGGTCCGTGTTCAGCATGGCATAAGCCATACAGATCGAAGCAGGTACATAAATGTCGCGTGCGTTGTCAGTATCGCGGTACAGGACGTCACTGTTGGTCAAGCATGACCAGCTACTTGTGATAGAGAACTCAGCGCCCATGTATGGCAAGATGCCACGACGGTAAGCAACTGCTTTATCACGCGCCTGCATTGCTACAGGCAAGCCGTTGACTGCAATGCTGTCTTGGCGGTTGAGTGCCATTTCATCCAGCTTGCTTGCAACCACTGGGTGCTCAAGGCCACCAGCACACAAGATGCCTGCCTGAATGTCTTCCCAATCACGATAGTTATCCCAAGCATTCAACACAGCACTCAGGCTGCGATTAGCAATGATTGGGTCACTGTGATCGATATCAATCAGGTCGCCATCTGAACCACCAGTGAACTGGCCGTTGATGCTGGCAGGGTCAGTTGGGTCAGCAGGTCCACCAGCAACGGCATTAAGCACGATGAAGTTAGGGTCCTGCAACAGCTTGTAGTTAGAGTCATTCAGCTTGAAGCGAACGTACTCACTACCGTTGTTGATCACGTCTTCGATGAACAACTGATTACCGCTGCCGTCCTTGTAATAGAACGTGGTAACAGTGAACTTCTCGACGGGAGTCAGGCTGCCTGCTTGGTACACCTTAACGATAGCACGAATAGCCTGTGCGTCATTCACGTCGGGTTCAACGGTAATGAATGTTTCGTTAGCGCGGCTGTAGCCATTGACAGAGTAGAACAGGCCGATATCCGATTCAGTGAATGGAATCTGCGTTGGGTCTACAAGTCCAGCATCGCCCAGCGGACGGCAGGTGCAGAAGTTTTTAAAAAGAGTGAGATACACACCACCGTACTTGACATTGAGACCCACACGCGTGATGTTCAGGCGACTAGCCTTAGTCATCAGGATTTTGGCGTATGCAACGTTCTTTGCGTATGGGCTAGAACCTTTTGCAGGACCAAACTTTGCGTTGATCTCATCGATCGAAGTAACAGTCGTGTTTACTCCCACATCACCTTTCGGGAATGGCAGGACCAAAGAACAAACACCGTTAGTGACCAGAGTCTGTTGATTGGAACGGTCATTCTCTAAGGAGTATACCCCTGGGGAGGGGTGATTTGTTACGAGCATATTACCGTCTCCATGAGAATGCACAACGTATTAAGACTATGCTAAATTAGCGTAACCTAGATCTTACGATTGGATTACGTTAACAGTTACCGGCACATCGCTGACCAATACACAGGCGGGCTGTTTGCCTGTGAGAATGAACTGTCCGTCGATGGTAATTGCCGTTGTACCTAGCTGCATCTTAATAGGCTCGGCTGTTGTGATAAACAGCACGTTTTGAGTAGGACGTAATTCATACCCAGCAGGGCCAACGACAACGCGCTGCTCCATGTAAGGCTCGTCCAGTGGGATACCTGCTGCCGTTGAGTTAGAGGTCAAGATAGCGTTTTGCTGTCCTGACACGCTACGCACACGGGCATCAACTACCAGAGTACGGTCAAGAGGGCGGTAAGGCTTACGGGTGTACATTGTCATCGTCCTCTTCGGCGTCGTCGAAACCATCACCCGGAGGCGGTGGGATGCTGGTGGTTCCTGCCTCGTAATCATCAATGTCCAGCTTGGTATTCATTGTGACTTCGCCATAGTTGTTGATTTTGGCTTGGTCGGTAGAGAATCCAATCTTGGTCTGAATAGTCAGAGGTATGATGATTTCAAAGCTGCCTGGAGTTGAGCCATCATCCAAGTCTTCGATGTAAGGGAAAGGAATGGCTTCACCGTCAAGCAATACACGCACGGTAAACTGCGTGGTAGGCATCTTGATTTCAAATGCCATGAGTTCAACAAGACTTGCCACCAGCATCTGTTGGCAGAATGCAAGAGCCTCATCAATCTGCATAAACTTGACCGTGACTTCCGCACTGAGTGTCACAGGGAAATAATAGTTCTGTACCACAATCGCGTTGTCAGGGTCTGGGTTGAGTGCCCAGCCAGTACCGAAGCGTCCAGCAGACTTGGGGTTCTGCATGAGTTCACGATTGAATGCCATGTTGGTCAACTTAAACCAACCGTAGGGATAATCAGTGGACTGTGCGTTGAGTGCTCGAATACCCTGCTTGGGATTGTTGTGAACAGACCATACAAAGCGCGTTAGTCCATAGCCATTACGGAACTGACGCTGGATGCCAAAGATGGTTGCTTTGAGGCTGGTGCTGTTCTGCATCATGTCTTTCATCGACATTTCCACGGCTCCAGATACGAAAAAGGGGCCCCCTTAAGGACCCCTTTGGTTACCCGCTATCGGGCCTTAATCGAATCTGATTAAAGAGGATGAGTTTGAAATCTCTTCATCCTCCTCATCGTCTCCAAGGTCGAAATCAACATCGTCCTCGTCTTCGTTTGAAGCGAGGCTAACATCAATCTCTTCATCATCACCATAAAGGGATGCGCTGATAGCAGCTCGTCGATCTTCCTCACCCTGAATCTCAAGCGCCGCACTTAGTGCAGCAACAGACTCGGACATGGAATTGGTCAACGTGCAGCTAACAGAATCAACGATAGCAGCTACTACATAGTTCCCATTCAGAGATTCTTCAAGGAACAGTTCACTGTCTGGAGCGACAGCCGCTTGCGATAACATGCGAGCAGCGTCTTCCATATTTCCGTCACGCGCAGCGAGAATCGCCAGTGCAGCTAAGGAACCAGATAACGATTTCATGTTTGGTCCTCAGAAATAGGGCAACTCACGCTGCCCTTGTTTGCACGGGATTACGCTTTAACAGCTTTGGCGACTGAACGCACGTTAGCCAGCGTGAAGGAGAAGGTGCTTGACAGCAACCAGCCGCGGTCTGTGTTACCCTGGTTTGCGCCAGAGGTAGGAGTAGACTGCGTGCCGCCACGGGTGGTGTAGATACCGTGGTAATCCTGGTCAGCAACAACGTACAGTTCACCGTCGTTCAGAACGCGGTGCTCTGGTGCGCGGAAGCCGTCAGTGATCAGTTCCATACCCAGCAGGGTACCCAGACGACCGGTGGTGATCAGGTCATACTTGGACACTGGGTCCAGAGCAGAGGTGAACTGATCGTTACCAACGATATCGTTCCAGTAGTCAGCAGCCATGATAGCAGTGCTGACAGGCATCGGCCAGCTTGACACCTGAGTGCGAAGCTGAGACAGCAGACGTGGAGTCAGGTCACCGTGAACGTAGTTGATTGGGTTAGCAATGCCAACAGCCATATCTACGCTGCGTTTCCACAGACGGTCTTCTGCAACCATGATGGCTGACAGACCATCTTGCTGAGCGCGGTCCAGCAGGTCGCCGTTGATCTGGTCCAGATCCATTTTAGAAACACGGATGTTGGATTTCAGTTCGAATTCCTGCGGGGTAAACACACGGCCGCGCAGCAGACGATAACCGTAGTCAGTAGGACCGACAGCGATGATACCTTCAGCCTGGTGAGTTTTCAGTTCGACACGAGCAACGTCGCCCTGACGGATGGTAGCGCCTTTACAGATGCGACGCAGGATACCCTGACGCTCTGCACGGTCTTCGATTGAACCAACAATCGATGCACCCAGAGAAGCCCACTTCTCACCAGTAGGATCGTTTACTGCTTCTTCCAGCAGTTCACGACGCTGTTCTTTAACCTGAGATTCAGACAGTGCTGATTCTGAACCGCTGGTAGACTGGACGATGTTACCAGCAGATGCTTCTTGCAGCATACGGCCGATGTTCGCCAGCAGGTCTTTGCTATCCCACGCATTGACTTCACCAGTAGACTGAGACAGTGCAAGACCGCCCTTTCCACCAAAACGCAGGTCTTCAATTGGGGCACCGTTACGCAGGGTAACTTTAGCGCCGCGCATCATTTGGTTCTGAGCCATTTGCAAATCTCCTGAGAAAAGCTCTCAATAATAATTGTTCGTTGTCACAATGCGCGACGGATTACTGACCGTAGCTAGACGCCATCTCAAAGATGATGTAGCCGCGTTCAGAGGTTGGTGCCTGCTTGATCATAACGCCTTTCAGCAGAGTACCGGTACCACCAACAGTCAGACGACCTTCTGGACCCAGGTTAGGGTGCAGTACGTTGTCAGCAGACCAGTCAGCAGCGAAGTCAATCATGTTGGTAGCAACGTTGCCCAACTTGATATAACCACAACGACCCAGCTGGTTAGCAGCCAGACCGCCGATTGGTGCGTCAGCCAGGAACGAACGGGCTTCAACAGCATTCAGCACATAGCCGTATTGGATGTAAACTTTCTTACCAATGTCGTCTTTGTGGAAGTACAGGTTACTGCCGTCAACACCGACTGAGCCAGCAGCAGAAGCAGCATCGTCAGCTTCCTGAGTAGCTTTAACGCCGCCGATTTTAACCAGCATCGCGCCAGCTTCTGGCAGACGACCAGCAGTGAAGCGACCAGTTGCGTCGATGGTGAACTCTTCAACGCGGATCTGGTGGGTAGGAGGCAGCAGACGCGCGATTGCGAAACCAGCAAACACTTCATCAGCAGCACCGGTAGAAACTTTCAGATAAGTTTTACCGCCTTCTTTAACCCATACCAGCGCTTGGCCTTCTTCCTGAATCATTTCACCAGGCAGCAGGTCAGCTTCGTTGGTCTGAACAATGTCAGTTGCATTAGTAAACAGCATGATTATTCTCCGTTAGGAATTTACGAATCACCCTAAGTTGAAACACCCTGCGCCTTATTGGAAGCGCAGAACGTTTGCAGCCTTAGCAGCGAATGAGTCAACAGAAGCTGAACTCTGGGACTGTACAGGAGCCTCATCGCGCTGGATAGCCAGACGCTGTGCGGCGGATGGTTTTGGTTGCTCTTGTGGCTGTACTGCTTCCTGACGCGGTGCGTCTTCGACAGTGGCACGAGAGATACCAACAGAACTTGATACCGCTTCCGCGATCTCATTCTGAGCGACTTCCGATTTATGCATCAGCGAATTAGCTTGGCTGAGTGCAACAGTCAGGAAGTCAGAGCTGTGGGAGAAGAATGCACGCTCAACAACACCGCGCGGCTCTTTGATACCAGCAGCTTGCAGGGCACGGCACAGGCTTTCAACCACAGGGTTGGTCACGCCGTTCCAGAAGCCCTTAGTAACACCCAGCATTGAAGTAGACAGTGCTGCGATGAAACGCTCTTGGTAAGCATCTACGCTAGAGCTGATTGTTTGCTGTACGTCGCTGGTGGCTGCGTTGATGCGGCTATCAGCTTCGTTGGCCAGCAGGCGGTCAACAGGCATTTCGATTTTGAACGGCTCGAAGCCCATCTGGCTGCAAGTTTCGACAACGCCAACATCGCTGAGGCTTGCCTTAACTACACGCTCAAAATTAGCAGATTCGAAACTTTCACGCGCGATTTTTTCACCAACTGCGTTAGACACAGTTTGGAATGTTGCAGCAGCAATCGGCATACCGTCGTAGTACATGTGAACGGTAGGAACCGGACCACCTGTAGTGCGGCTGATAGATACCAGCGCAGGGTTCAGGTTGGTGTGTGCAGCAATCGCGGTAGACAGGCTGTCGAAGGTGCGAGTGACTGGCTTGGCGGCAGAATCAGATTCAAACTCGGAGTCATCGATATCGTCATCGCTGTCTTCCAGTTCGTCGAGGTCTTCGTCGTCGATGAGCAGGTCATCGTCTTCTTCAACTTCGTCTGCATCGGCAGAAGATTCAGAATCATAATCTTCATCATCTTCTTCTTCGTCGTCGAGGTCGTCTTCTTCTTCCAGGTCTTCCTCGTCATCAAGGAATTCGGAATCATCTTCGTCTTCGTCTTCGAAGTCGTCATCGCCCAGATCATCAAGGTCGTCGAGGTCGTCTTCTTCTTCCTCTTCGTCCTCATCCAGATCTTCGTCGTCTTCTTCCTCGTCTTCTTCGAGGTCGTCGGCGCTTAGGCTATCCAGTTCTTCGTCACCGTGGGCGCTAGACTCGGATTCTTCTTCGTCGAGATCTTCATCATCAACGTCGAGGTCTTCGTCTTCGTCGTCCAGGATATCGATATCAGCGCCGTCTTCGTCGTCAGAACTTAATGACGCTTCTTCCGGGTTGATATCAATCAGGACCGCAGAGCAATGAGCACAGAACACTGGGTTCTCATCGCTTGAAACTGTGAACGGATTTTCACAAGCAGCCGAGCAGCTATACATGTGAACATCAACGTTCTGGCTGTCACCAACAATGGTGCTGGACAGCGCACTGACCACTTCATCAGATGCCTGAGATACCGAAGTAACATCAGCGCCTGTGTATGGGTCGAACTTAACAGCCATTGCTGCTTTGAACTGGCTGGTGCCAGACTCTGCAACAAAGCTGGTGGCCGAGCTTAGCGCCTGAACAAAGTTCTGTTGCGCTTCTTCGGCAGTAGCACCAACCGCTACCAGGCCGTCGTGAGACACAGACTGTGTGTCCATAACTGTTGCAAGGTGCTCGTGGATGCGTTCGTCGCTAATCTCACCCAAGTCAGCGCTGCACGATGGGCAATGCGTGACGTTTGCGGTGCTTTCGCTTACGATGTGTGCGCCACAGCCATCCAGACAGACGGTGTAATTGGCACGAACATCTTCGCTAGACGATGTGGACGCGAAGTTGGCTTTTTCCACCAAATCAGGGCGTTCAGTCAGCAGCTCTTGGCTGCCGTCTGGTTTGTAGATGTCCGCGCCGCTCTGGGAAGCATAGGTCTCACCGCTCTGAGAAGCGAAGAACATCATGCCTTGACCGGTAGCGGTATTACGGAAGTTATCTACTGCCTGCTGGTGGTTTGCGCCGACACACACGATCCCCTTAAGGGAAATCTTTGGCATGGTGAAACCCTCACTGTTTTTGAAAGTCGTTGTTTCGACAGGAAAAAATTAACGATTTCAGAAAAAATGGACCAAAAAATCAAATTTTTCTGGTATCTATGTCAGATTGCGGGATATACCGGTTTTTGAAGTATTTGGCGACGGTTTCAACGCCATTCAGCGTGTAAACCTTGCGTATACTGTCTCCCCACACCATTAGTTCTGCAAGCGTTGCGAAGTGTTCTGCGGGCACGCTGCTAATAGCACCAGATTTAAGCATATCCGGGTGAATCTTTTTCCCTTTAATGGCCTGTTGAAAACGCATACGGTCTACGTTTTTAATCATGGTGTGATCGACAAAGTGTGCCAGTTCGTGCGTGGTTGCGTGCGCCACACTTGTGCTGTTGTATCCACCAAACAGGGCTACTAACTGTTTAGGGTCAATAGCAATAACGCCATACAGGATGCCAGACACACGGTAGGTCACAATGTGAGTACCGTCACGCGCATCGTTGGTCAGGCCAACGTATAGACGTTTAAACGGTAGGTCAATCATGAGGCCCAGGCTGGGCATTACGTTGTCTTGGATATCTTGCATAACGTAGTCAGGCGCATCTTGTGCGTGTATCTGGCGGCCTTGTGGTAACTTGTCACGAATCTCCGACACAGGTTTAACCTCAAGCGAGACCTTGCCACAGCGTGCTAGTTTCTTAACAAGATAGTTACCAGGCGTTCCGCCGCTGTACACAGGTCGAGCATATTCCAGTGGACGCAGCGAGCCAAAATCACGGCTTACTTGTCGTTGGAATTCCTGTGCTGCACGGGTTGCTGGATCAGAGTCATCTTCCACGCTAGGCTTACGAACCTCAGGAACGATTTCAGTTGAAGCAGGAGGAGTTTTAGATGGACGTGCTGAGCGATCATTAGGCAGTGAAAAGTCAAAGCCTTTGAACAACGCGCTAGGGTCAGCAGTGAAATCGCGGCTGTTATCCAGAATTGATCGATAGGTATCACCATCGATTGCGCCAACTACTGGATAGCGGGTGCTTGCAATATATGCCAGCCCATCGTTGACAGACATGAGTCCGACAACATCACGGGGCTGGATTTCAACGCCGTTAGACTTGAGAACATCTGGTCCAAGGTAACGGCGGAACTTAAAATCAAACTGAGACATTACTTGATCTGCATCAGGTGATCAGAGTATGACGCAGCACAGGCAAACGCAGGGTCATCTACCGAACTACATTCAAAGCCACGCAGGCCGATGCAGTTGCGATACACAAGACGGCCTGTGCGTGAGTCGAGGAAAGCAGGCTTGTTGAATGACGTGTGCTCACAGAAGTTGCGTGCCTTTGGCGTAACAATCTGTCCACAGATACTGCACTCATACGCCTTGTAGGTTGTGCCTTTGCTGTACGTGTTAAGCTCACCACGCAGGATACGGGCACAACGCTCAGGACAACGTGTACGGTCAAAGCCCAGCAACAGTGTCAGGCGCACATGATCGCCTTGAAACCCACGCAACGCACTGAGGTGACTATCAAAGATAATGCCCTGTGCCTTGGTATGGTCTTTGTTGTTGTGCTCGATAAACGTTGGCTTGCCTTTAAACGTCTGGAACGCAAGGCGTCCTTCATCAACGTTGAATCGCAGCCACTCAGCTTTAGAGAATGCATCACCGTTGGTGTTTGGAAGCTCACTGATGTTTACCGGAACAGGCACCATGATGTAGTCACGGATATCGCTGCTGGTGTTGAACACTTCTGATGCAGGCTTGAGCCAGGTGTTGATATCGAGGTCAAAGCTCGACACGCCACCCATGCGATCGCCACCAATGCGTAAAGCGCTGGTACCACGATCGGCCTGCTCTTTGTGCATATCGATAGCAGCAAGTCCCGTTGTGCTCAAGTCAAAGGATTGACTACGCACCGTTAATTCTTTTTTCATTGTGGTTCCTTAGTCGAAATACTGAAGGTTGTATTCGTTGGATTTGACAATCTCAACATTTCCCTCAGGCGCGATAAAACAATTCATGTCCGAGTCGCGCACGCGATAGTACAGGCGACCACGTTCAATGTAAGCAGCTTCCACAAGGCACAGCAGTGGCGGTTCGTCACGCCCAAAACGGTAGTAACTAACCTCAATGCCTGGATGCATCACATCAAACGATTTGGTGCTGTACACAGTGCGAGCCACATCTTTGCTGTTAACGTAGTCAGTACCGTTCACAGTTTCGATTGTGTAGCCATACTTGTCATCACCAACAACGATACTGCGGATGATACCACGAATGGTTCCGCCGCAGGTACCTTCATCGTTTTGAAAGCGGTAGCATACAACGTCGCCGATATTGTGATCAAATTGGTAAGTTGACATGCTACGCCCTCAAGGCACCCCGTGCCCAGCTACGTGCCATGTCCAGTGTCATACGACTTGGGTTCTGGAGTTTAACCTCACCCTTGTGTACGGCAGTGAACGGCTCGTTTTTGTTTTCACCACGGCCACTGCGATAAGCCGCTTCATTGAATCCATCAAACAACGTAACAACCCAACCGGTGGACTTGTCTGAACAGGCGCCGCAGCTTGGGTCCCAATTGATAACACCACAGTTTGAGCCAGCACGATTAACAACATAGCTGATCTTCTCTGCGCCATCGTATGGGCTTTTAGCAGAGGCTTTCTTAAACGTGATACGAGCAGCAGCACTAAGCGACTGCGGCTTGATCAGGTCCTTGAGCTTAGTCACGTCCAGTGTTGACCACCAGCTATTGAACAAACGTCCAATGCGGTCTTCAATCGGAGCAGCAATGGTGTTCAGACGAGCAACAGTGCTGGTGGGGTCATCAATGATACGGTTGACAAAGTATGCACCCAACAGCAATGGCAGAGTTGAACCTGATGTAGCACTGGCCACAGCAAGTCCAGCTCCGGCAGCAGCAACTACAGCCATACCGATAGCAACACGGGCCAGCGTCTTGTAGGTGTTCTGCTCACCTGTACCGCTAAGATCTGCCATGATGCGAGTAGCCACATCAGGGTTAGCAGTGCGCTTGACGATATCCAGGATTTCTTCTTGGCTGAGACTGCGGCCTAGTTTCTTCTTGGCGGCAAGGCGCATTGCGTTGTCCAGTGCGGCACGGTCATCATCGCTTAATTCATTGCGCAAACGTTCTGAAATACGCTCACTCAGGCTGGTCAGGTTTGGCCTGCGAGGAGCCACTTTGCGGCGCTGTACTTTGTTGTTCATGTTCGGGGATTTCCTCGGTTGCTGGCGAGCCGTCACTCGGAGTTTCGAGCGGGGATGTTCCTTGAGGTACTGTTCCTGCTCGGCTTTGCTCAATTTTTTCCACCAGTCCGGACTGTTCGATAGACTGAGTAACATCTTGGCCTCTCAAAGCTGCGAGTTGGATTAGATAATTAAGTGCTGGTTCGTAGAGACCTAAATTGTGCGATGCCCAATAGGCTACATCCAAACATAAGTCTAAATTACTTTGGCTACGATCAAACAGCAGGGGTTTTTTAGTCGGATTGTTGTGTGCTGCAATACCCTGAATTGCAAAGCCCAAGGCGTTTACGTTGTCGCCTTGACGATAGAAAGCATCGCAAGCAGTACCGTAAGACTCAATGCGATCAGGACGTGCTGCAACTGAGGCATAAGCACTGGCCATCCAGTTACGGCCTGCCATGTACAATGCTCCCAGCAGGTCAACGTGAATCAAGGCGATGTAGTCTTTCCAACGGCAGATACGTTCAAGCTGTTGCACTTCTGCAATGGCCTCATCAATGGCTTCGTACTGACCTGCTTTCACCATGTAGCAAAGCTCACGCGCATAATAGAAGCGTGGACGATCTTCAAATGGCCAGTTAGCCACATCACTCGCCAGTTCGTTAGCGTAGTTGCGAGGCTTGTCTAAATCAGGGAAGTGGTCAGTGTGGAAATCACTGAGGTCATACAGGCCTTCATTGCGGTCATTGGGGTCATTAGCAATCAAGACTTCGTGTGCTGCATAACGCCACTGGTAGAACTGTTTGCGATAGGCTTTCTTTTGAGGGTACTGAGAATCTCCATTGTGCATCTGAATCCAGATAGCACGCAGGTCATCGATACCTTCAAGCTGAGTGCGTAGCGTCTCGACCCAATCTGGATCAGAGAAACGTTCGTCGATATCCAACCAAACAATCAGGTCATCATCGCTGAACGGCGCAGCGGCCAAGTTACGGCTGCGACCTAGGTCACGGACGTTTGATACGTCATAGCTCAAAAAGAAATTGTCGTGGCCGAACTTATCATAGAACTGGATGGTTGAATCAGTGCTACCAGTGTCCACGATTGATACGGCATCAGCACCACGAACGTGTTCGAGGAACTGCTCAATGTTCTTTTCTTCATCCCGGCAAATGGCCGCTACGCAAATTCTCATATTCAATCCCACTAGATTAAGATGTTACCACTTTCCCACCAGCGCTTGCCGTAAATGTCGGTAGCTTTCATAAGAATGTTGATGGGCTGTGCGAGGTCTACTTGGTCTAACTTAGCACCAGTAGCTGGGTTTATTACTTGTTTTGTTTTGGTGTACAGTTTGATTTCAACTTCCACATCACCCTGTAATCCGAAGGGGCTGAATGGAACGTCTGTATCACCATCGAACGCTGGGCCCAACGCCGTATCAAGATAAGTGTCATACGTGACCTTATCATACTGATTGATAATCGTTGGACGTGTTGCAGTCAGGGCATTGTACGCCGTGTAGTTTGCTGTTGTCTTTGCAACTGCATAACGACGACGATAGATGCGCTTAACGCCCTTTGAATCAAGTTCAAGTCGATACTGGTTATAGTACCAAGTGAACTCACGGTACAGCACAGGGTCGAGGTTGGGCGTAGGCACTTCGTTTAATACAAACTGGTGCCGTGAGCCTGTTGTGTCTTTGAGATAGACGCGCATCAGGTACTGATACCACTGATACACTTCAAAGTTAATCTGAGCAATGTTGGATTGCTGTGTGCCGTTTGTGAGGACGTAGTTGCAACAGTCCACACCGATGTAACCACTTCGAGGACGATACACCAGCTCCTCGTTTGGAACATCAAGCCACACAGTCCCACGCACTGTCTCAGATTGCAGAATGGCATTCAGGCGCCACCCACGTTGAGCCGGAACTTTATCCAGGATGCCCTCAGTAGGGCTGTGTCCTGTTTCCTCGTTGCGACTGCCTTGAAGCAGCAAGGGACGCAAACTAAATCGCGTCTCCTCACTGTTCTTGGCAGGAATCTTTAGATTCGGTGCATAGGGGACAAAGTTGCGCCAGTAGTCAAACAAACAAACTTGTGCAAGCATGGTCACTCCAGTTTGTAGCGTTGTTTAAACTCCGCAATTGAGTACACAGGAATACCTTTGTCCATTGCCTTTTGCAGCTTGGCACTACCACTGCCTGGGTCTTTAGCAATCAGCACTGTGGTGTCAGACTTCATCGAGTCAGTAGCAACGCCGCCAAGCGCGGTAATCTGCGCCATCAGGTCTTTGTCACGAATGCCAGTAAAGGCAACATTGACGCCTGTGAGCTTACTGCTTACAACTTTGACCTTGGCAGGAGCCACCAGCTTGATTCCAATCTGACCAGCAAGCTGATAGGCTTCGACACAGGCACGAGCGATATCAGGCGACTTGGTTTTAATGCCATGAATAGCACTGATGGCCTTGGCCAGCTCCAGTGCATTCTGACGACGCATCAGCTTGTCCAGATCTGAAACGCTGTCAATCACCTTATCAAACGTTGTGTTGGCACCGCGCATGTAATAAGGCGCTGTTGCTTTCAACCACGCATTGACAGGCATAGCTTGGCGCTTGGCTTTCAAGTCACGGAACAACTGGCTACCACGAGCATCACCAACAATGTTCTGCATCTGCTCAATGCCGAGCTGGAACACAGCACTTGGTTCAGTAATGCCGTTGTCCACAAACAGCTTAGCAGTCGATGGTCCAGCGTTCTTGATCTCAAGCTGTTTCAGGAAGCTACCAAGCAAACGACTTGTGCTAACGTCTGTTTTGTTCTTGGCAACAAACTCAACACCGTTCACAGTGTATGGAACGTCAGGCAGCTTGGGCTTGGACGCAGGCTTGAGAATCTCCATGATGTATGGGATTACCTTGCCGCTACGCACCAGCTTGACTGTAGCACCAGGACCGAGTGGACGCTTGGCATGTGGCGCCGCAGCTTTGCTTTTTGGCTTGAGATAGCCGTGCTCTACATAATAGCCATTGTGACCATTAGCACGCTGTACAGTCACACCACCGGTCATGACAGTCGGTGGGAACAGGACAACAGGCTGCAAGATACCGTACTTGGTCTCTTGGTAGATAACGTCTTTGACTTTGACGACTACGGTGTCTGCATCAACGTTCATCTTGAACTTGAATGCGTGCTTGGGATTGGATGCCGTAGCTTTTGGCTGAGGCACATCTTCCGTCAACACAATGCCATCCAGTTCATAGATAGCTTTAGACAGGCGGCGCTCCAAGAACGCGATCAACTGTTCTTCCGTTTCAAAGCGCTGTGGTGGAGTGTGCTTAACAACTTCGAATCCCCAACGCTCCAAAAGATCAAACTGTTTGGACTGTTTGGACTGTTTGAGATTAGCACCCTTGCCGCCAATGATACCAAAGCACACCTGACGCACATACTTGAACTCGGAGGCTGTTTCAAAGTTACGAATCAGGCCAGACGCAGCATTACGTGCGGCCTTGAATCGTCCACCAGCAGACTCATGCATCTTGCTCATGAAGGTCTTTTCTGGGATAAGCGCCTCAAAGCGCATCACCACTTGTTCACGCGTAGGAATCTTTTTAGGAATCTTCATTGCGGGAATATGGTGCGATACGTCCTTGCCATGAGTAGCATCGCCACGAGTGTAGGCAGCAACAGGCACACCACCCTCGTAGACAATCTCAAGGCTCAGACCGTCCAGCTTGTCTGTTCCAACGTACTCAACATCTTTCGCTAGTGCTTTAGCAATCTGCTTTGAACCAGCCTGAAACTGGTTAAGACTTGCCATAGGCACAGGCAGCTTAACATCGGCATCGTCACGCTGGCCAATCTTACGCGCCAGCTTTGACTTGGGCCACTTGGCATCGATGTAAAAGCGAATTGCATCATACACAGCGTCACTGACAAGCCCTTCACCATCCGTGTGATAGGCGTTGTCCAGTGCTTTAATCAGATTGCCAACTTGCTTCTGATTCAGTGTGTCCAAGACCTTTTGGGGGTTCTTGGACAACATTTTAAGGCTCACCGAAGCCGAAATTGAAAGCTGTACTTTCATGATATTCTCCATAATGCTCAACATCACTATTTACAGCATTAGGATGCAATCGGCTCTTTGTTGACAGGGTAATCTTCCGCCATGTCATAGACGCGATTGAACAGCTTCGGCGTCATGTCCTTGACGTGGGTGCAGTAATCGAACAGGTTCTGCTTACGCGCACGGTTGACACGGACTTGTCGAACTTCGTCAGGACTGTTGGTGATATCAAACACCGTATAGATCACAATGTTGTCAGACGAGTTGTGAGTAGACACACGCAGCACAACCCAATCACGTTTCAGCTTGGCATCAGCGTTGAAGCGGACAATGTCGCCCTCTTCTGCTTCACGCGCCTTGCTGCCCACAGGATTGGAGTTCTGTTTAGCATAGTCCTGAGGAGTTTTGGATGCTTCGTCGTCAGCAGCCGCTACATCTGGATCGGCGTCTTCGTCATCAGATTCATCAACGGCAGCGGAAGCGTCGGCGTCACTGTCATCAACGTCCTCATCCTCTTCGTCTGTCTCGTCTGCATCTGAATCATCTGTGGACTCATCGTCCTGATCTTCATCAGCCTCAACGTCTGCCTCGTCCTCTGCGTCTGCGTCCGCATCGTCTTCCTCAGTATCAGATTCATCATCCTGATTGTCCTCGTCATCTTCTTGGTCATCGGGATTGTCATCATCGTCTTCGGTTGCATCAGGTGCAGCAGCAACGGGAGGCGTGCCTTTCTTGCGCACTTTAGCCTTGGGCTGAGGTTCTTCCTCATCGTCCTCAGGCTCGTCAATAGCGCTTAGGTCAAACGCACCGTCGTCATCAACAGAATCATCCACATCATCGTCACGGCCAAACAGTTTGGCAATGCTGTCTTCGATGCCCATGCTGTCAGCGCCGAACGGGTTGGTAACCAGCACATCAGACATGGCATCTTCTTCATGCGTCATATCGTTGCGCAGGATTTCATTGAGGTCCAGTTCTTCGTCATCCAGCATACGTTCTTCACGCAACACGCGACGAACACCACGACGAATCTCTGCCTTGAACACAGGGTGAAGGTCTTCAACAGGCTTGGGACCAGGTGCTTCCATTTCACCATTGCGTACTTTGGCGCGTAGTTCAGCCATGCGTTTTTCCTCGGCCGATGTTGCTTGGCGCTGTTGACGGCGAACCTCTCGCTGCTCAAGCTGTACGGCAATACGATCAGCACGCTGAGCCAGACGCGCAGCAGCAGCCTTTTCAACGGCAGTGGTTTGTTTCAGACGGCGCAACTGCTTCCTATACGACAGCACCTCTTCGGCAGTAAGCGTGCCTGTAGGCCAGTCGGGGAAAGCAAGCACCTTGCTGTCAGCTACAACGCGATCATATTCCTCAGTAGGCACTTTGAGATACATGCCATCCTGATTGATGATGATACCGCCTTTAGACTCACGCAGGAAACGCACACCAATCACATCGTTTTGAATGAACTGGTCAATGCCTTTCGAGTGCTTGATCTTGTAGTTAGGCTGCTCAATGATGCGCCACTGGTAGTTTGAGAAGTCGATACCGTGTGCAGACTCGACAGGTGTTTTACGTGGAGCAAAGCGTGGGTTATCAATCTGACGACGGGCCAGTTGACGTTCCATAGTCACAGCACCAGCAGACTTGGTTCGACCTTCACGCTTTACAACGTTTGGAGCTGACCGCATTTTCTTGCTGCGATCAATAAAGAAATTGGCTGCCGCTTTGTCGATAGGGAAATCGATGTGGGGCATATCAGGGAAAATCAAAGTGAATCGACTGCCTGTACGACTGGCAATCAGGCCGAACACATCACCATTTTTGATCATACGCTTGTGACTACGCTGAGTTACTTCACGTCCACGTGGGCCATCAAAAGTATACCAAGCATATTTGTTCACGGCGTCATCGTAGGTAGCAGATAACGAGTGCATGTATTATTCTCTGTTGGTTGCGGTTACTGAAAATTAGCGTCCTGAGGAAAAGCGGGGATATTACCCCCCGCTGAGATAGCCTCGGGTGTCGCAGCCGTAAGAACCACAGACATTTTCGCAGGTAACAACTACAGCCCACGTCCAATATCCGTTTGGTTGTTTGATGCCGTACACAGCCGTTGGGTCATGATGCCAGACCTCGGTAGCATTCTTCAATGCATCAAGCTCGGTAGCAAAGTAACCTTGCTTGATCGGGTCCTGCTCACCGTAATCAATCTTCATATCAGGCACCTCAAGCACAGGACGAGGCACACCGATAGTTTTGACTACAACACGCTGAGCACGAGGCTGAACAACTGCAATCACGTTATTGCTAACGCGTTGAGGTTGTTGTGGCGTGACTTCGTTAACGCGAGGTGACTGCACCTGACGCCCACCAGCACCGTCAATCTGCGGCACAGTAGCCTGAGGAATCATACGGCTTTCCATCATGATACTGGCACGCACATCGTTCGGTTGATGCTGTCCTACACTTGTTGCTTGTGGATAGACAACGGCTGGTGGTGCGTATTGGGCCTCAGACACTGCTTGGTACATTGTCTTGGCTGGTGGTGCATACTGAACGTCTGCTTTGTCCTGCCTGTGAACACGATCAAACACATGCTGAGGTTTGTAGTCCAGCTTGTAGCTACGCGTGCTGCCAATAGCTTTGCTTGTCGTTGACACATGATAGGTCTTAGGCTTAGACACAATACCCACATACATATCATAACGGAACGTGATACGTGGAGTGTGAGTCCAACGTGGCTCATGGTTGTCATGATGATACACAGGCTGACCGGCTGTCCACACAGCAGGCTGGAAGTCGATGCGATGCACCAACTCAGGTTGTGTCTTGGGCACAAGGGCAGCAACATCGATACGAGCCACAGGCAGAACAACGTTTGGCAGAGCTGTATCAGTCCAGTTGACCTCGTTCTTGACGTGACGCACACGGACGTCGTTTGGTAACTGATAGGCAGCATGAACAGCTAACCAGTGTACGCGACTTCCGTTATCGATGCGGCCTGCAACAGTCTCAGTAACGTATCGAGCACGCTTGGCGCTGTCCACTTTAGTCAAGGTTCCTGGACGGCGGTAAACAACAACAGCCTGAGGCGTTGGTGCTGACTTGTTCCAGAATACGTGACGAGCTGTTGCCTGTGCAAACTCCGAGCGCGTCAGGTCAAGTGCAGACGTGAACTCATACATTGAGGCAGTAACAGCAGACTCGCTCTCAACAACGCCAAATTGTTGAGCAAACTCAGACTCAGTTAAGGCGTCTTCACGGTACACAAAACGATTTGACCAACTGGCTTGCTGGGCGTCCGTCACTGCATCAAACATACGACTAGGCATGGCAGCCATCGCAGCATCTTGCACAGCGGAGAATGCACGGCCAGTCATTGAGGCAGCAGCACGATCAACCACTGAGGTAAATGCACGACTGAACAAGGCTGTGTCCGACACGGTTGGAACGTCTGTGTATTGCTGGTCTGTGGTTGTCACGACAATGCCACGATCCGCACGATACTTGGCAGGCACAGGACTTGTCACAGACTCCGCGACAGCATTCAGCTTGGTGCTGAATTTAACAATGCCATCTTGCGCCACGATGTACTGTGGGTCTGTGGTAAAGTCATACAGCCATTCGAGGCGTGCATCACCAAGACGAATCGTGTGTGGTTGATCGTGACTAGGCAGACCTTCCATACGCAACACACTGGTGCAGGCGAGGTTTCTAATCTCAGTCTGCACCTTGTACACGCCACGAACATCAAGCGGTAGGTCAACGTACTTGCCGTCTACTTGCAACAGGATGCCAGCGGGCACACGGATATGCGTGTAGAAGTTTGGTGGAATGGCATCAAAGTGAATGTCACCACTATCACCCAACACATACCGTTCAGCACGTTGGGTAGCAGGCTGCGGGTCCAACCAATGATCATCAGCCCACACCTGCCAATCATACGTGTTCTGCTCCGTGTTGAAAACAACGTGATACTGTTTGTTCTCATCGGGAGTGAACTTGATTGTAGCAGACTGTCCTGCGTTTAACGTTACCTGTTTCAGACCAGTAGAGAACAGGGCAGTTGTATCGTCCGTCAGCGTAAGGATAACTCGCTGAGGTCCGGGGTTTGTGATTGCGTCACTAACAACTTCCACTCCTGTTGCCTGATAGGCCCAGTTTCGGATCGTATTGAGAATTGGTTCAGGAACAGTATAAAGACCAAACTCACTACGCCCGGAACCAACGGTAACAGAAACACGGCTAGTATCACCTTCATGCAGAACCTCAAGTCGCAGTTTGCCGTTGTTGGCAATCAAGAATGGTTCCTTGGCCTCTACGCCATCGATAAAGATCTGCACGTTGTCCGTTGCTGGTTGCCCATTAACGGTCACGGTCACTGGTACCTTAGTGTTGATACCTGTAATCGTGATTTCTTCTGTTGAATACACCTCACCTTCTTCAATGCCACTCTTGCTTTCAAAGTGGAATGCATCAGGCAGGGTGTCAGGCTGGAGTTCGAAAAGACCTGTTGAACGTCCAATGGTAAACGCAAAGCTGTGTTGAGTGATTGTCGGATGGCTTGCTTCAAAGCTAACCACATCACCGTTCTGCACATACTTAACAGCTTGACCATTAACCTTAGCAGTCCACGTAACGCCATCAGGGAATCGAACTTCCAGAGGCATGTCGTGATCAGCAGTAGCAACAGTCAGAGTAAACTTGACGTTTGTGCCACCAGCTTGGTCGTACTGAGGAATAACAGCCGTGTAGTCGCGCACATTCAGGTGAGCAAGTCCAGACGCAGGTCGTGCAACAGCATAGAAACGTCGAGCGGTTGAATCAGTGTACGGCTCTCCGTAGAGGTTAAGATAAGAAAAGCCAGCATTAACGTTTTGGGGAGCTGTGCTGTCAGCAAACCGGAAAAGGTCATTGCTACCAACAGTGTCCAGACCGCCAACAAAGCCAGTACCGTTAGGAGTCCAGTCTGCCGCTGCGTTATAAGCAACACAGTTGTCTTGAACCAAAGTACGAGAAGGCGCATACAGGGCATTGTCTCGAATGTTGAACTGGCACACCGTACCTGTTGCAACATTGACACCGACTGCAATCAACGACGCAGGCACGAACTGATAGAACGCATATCCCGGAGGAGCGTTGCTGGTGCTGGTACCAACGAGTTGACCACTACGAGTACACAGGACGTTGTAGCTGTCACTTGCATCCGTGTAGAATCGGTCGTTGAGCATGGACGTTTCTGAGTATGCAGCATTCAGATAATGCGCACGGCCCTGAGCATCAAGCACAACGTAAGTATCAGCCGTGCCGTTAGCTCCAACGTTCTTGCGTCTGTACACAACACGCTGAGTTTGCTTAACGCCAGTATCAGCCTGTGAGAGGAAGTTCATTCCACGGTCATAGACTTCTACAAGGCCAGACTGATAGAACACCGTGAATTCGCGTGCTGTACCATTGAGTCGTTCAAACACCTGAATGATCTTGTCGTCATCAGGGTCTGTGAGTGTTGAACCCACAGTGATGGCAGACAGGGTAGTTGCAGCATTCAGGAAATACACAATGCCGTTTGCGCGGTCATGAGCAATGAACGGACTCTTGGCTGTATTGAACAGGCCACTTGGGATTTGGCTCAAGCGACGAATGTTGCCAGCCTGATATGCTGTACGGAAGCTGTCTCCTGAAGGTGTTTTAGCTTCACCGACAAGAGCAAGGCCAGCATACGTTGAGTCCAGTGTTGCGCCTTTAGGCAGCACACCAAAGCCACTGCGTTGAATACGGAAGTCAATCTCACGCTGTTGAGGCAAGACGATAACACGCGATGCCTGTTGAGAGATCTGCCAACTGCCATCAAACTCGTAGTACACACTCACAATCTGTGTTGTGCCTACGTCGGCTGGTGGCTGTCCTGTGAGCGAGAGATTGTACTTACCATCGACAGGGCTAACGGTCTTTTGGGTGTTGCCATCAGAAAACGTACCGCCGACTACGTGAAATACAAGATCTCCTGTAGCCGTGTCTGGAACAATGCTGGCAGACCACTGTGCGGCTGTGGCTGCAATGATTGTTTGAATCTGATTAGACATTTGTCACCTCGCGGCAGTAAAACGACAAAGGGGAACCCGAAGGCTCCCCAGTGAATTATACGCCACCGCCTTCGGTCAGAATGAACAGACGCATACCGGTGTTCTTAGGACTGTTGGCACTCAGTGCCTTGTACTTACGCAGCTTAGGCTCATCGCCATCAGTCTCGCCGTACACCTGAGTTTCGATAGTGGTGCCGTTAGAGATAACGTCAGCACTTGCGTAACCCACCATATCCATTTCGTACGGATATGAATAACGCTGGGTGTTGAATCCCTGCGGCAGGCGGAAGTCGAACTGGTTGTTCTCAGAGAAAGCAACCTGCTGGAGTGGATTGATAACCGCAGTCGCATCAGCACTGTGTACCGCAGCGTTTACTGGCTGAGTTGGTGCGTTAACGTCAGATTCACGCACGGTAAAGCGCTGAATGCTGTACGCCAGATTGGTGTTCAGGCCTGTAAGAGTGCTTGCAGCAATGTTCAACGGACGATCGTTGGTTGGGCTACCGCCACCATTAACGCTGAACATACAGAACAGAGGTGCTTTACCGGTTTTAACCACAGTACCATCGCTGTTGATTGCACGCTGGATAACAACCCACGCCTGACGGCAGCCAGCATCATCTTGACCTTCAACACGAATCTGGAGAGCGATACCGTGATCAGAGATAGCCAGACTATAGGTCATTGGCGTTGCTGCCGCATCACTGCGAATCAGGCTGTCACCGTTTGTTTGGTCAACAGTACCACCAACGGCAGTGTTGGATGAAAAGCTCATGGTACCAGCATAGGTAGTGTTATTCACACCAGTCTGGCTGTCAATACCGCGATGCCAGAAGCAGACTTCGTTGCTGTCATTGTTGTCACCGTCAGTTGAAACGGATTGGTTCAGGTTCATCATACGACTGCCGATTGCGCCTGCATAGTTCGGCTTGAGAGAAGAAGTATTGAATGGAACCTGACCCACTTTAGCCAACACGCCCAGATCGCTAATCTGCTCAGGTGCACCAGCGTACATGCGAGTAGACAGTGGGAAACATTTAACTGCGATGCGCCACGGCTGGTCAGCAATCAGTGGGTCAACAGTGTTCTTTGGTTTAACAACAAAGTTGTCCAGCTTGGTGCTTGGAACAGTTGTCGCCAGTGCGCCGTTTGCGCTGATCAGGTCAAAGCCGTTAGCAACCAAATCGCTGAGGATTGATTTCCACATTGCTTGGTTGTCTGTAAAGCCAGTTTTTTCGATAAACATGTTGTTTCCTTATTACGCAGAAGCTGGGATGGCGACAGGGAACATAAGACGCATACCACGGTTGTCTTTGCCGTTCGCGTTCATGCCACGATAGGTAACTTTGTTGCCCGCAGTTGGCGTGAGATCAACCTGACTGCCAGCAGAGATAACGTCTGCCGAGGTATAGCCCAGCAGGTCCAGTGTCACAAAGTACACATAACGCTGAGTGTTGATCAGTCGCGGGAACAGAACAACAGCCGTGTTACCTTCTGCCAGCATTACTTGCTGCATAGGGTTGATAATCGGGCTGGCGTCGGCGCTTGCCTGTGAGGCACTGATTGATTTGGTAGCTGAGTTGATGCCAGCTTCAATAACGGTAAAGCGTTGAATTGAAGTAGCAACAACGGTATCAGGGTCACCGTTCTGACCGCCACCAACACTGTAGATTGCAAACAGTGGACTCTTCTGTCCAGCTTTCGCTTCACCGTCAGTCAGGCCACGCTGCACAACAGTCCACGAATACGCGGTACCGGTGTTGTCGTAACCTTCTGCGTTGATCTGGAGAGCAAAGCCATGGTCAGTGGTAACCAAATCGTATGACAGTGGGTAAGCACCCAAGTCAGCCGCTGCGTCCATCTTCCAATCCAGAACCAGATCAGCAAAGTGGCTTGCAGTCAGACCGTCTTTTGACAGGCGGCCGATTGTGGTAGTTGCGTTGCGTGCCAGTGCAGTGAACTGGGTGCTCATCTGCAACTTAGGCAGCACGCTAACGTCAATGTACTTGTCAGTGTTTGAGGCACTGATCAGCACAACCCAAGGCTGAGTGTCAGCTTGCGTGTCAACGGCGGTGGTCGCTTGCAGGGCATACGCCTTACCGATTGTACCAACAGTGTCACCCGCAGTACCGTCAACACCGATGATGGTAAAGCCGGCAGATTTCATTTTACCGACGAGATCTCGAACCAATGCTTCCGGTCCGACGATACTACGTCCTGTTTGATATTGCATGTATCACTCCATTACCAGATAGGTTACTGTGAGTTTCGGTTTAGCTGGCGCAGTGCCAATGTTCTTGAAACGCCAGAACTGCAAGTTAGCAGCGTCCGTGTTTGAGATAAACGAGAAGCGTCTACCCTTAACGAACTGACCATCCTCTTCTCTAACGCCTTCATCAGTTAAGAAATTAGCTGAGGAGCGGAATAAATAAGGATTTACGTCGTTTCTGTCGTTGGAAGTATGGCAGGTCAGCTCAATGTCAAACGCATTGAGTGTAACTTCAATCAGCATACACGTCTTGGCCATTTCCAATTCGAAATCAAACTGGGCGCCAGGAATGATGAAGTCTTGGAGTTCATACTCTTTAGTCAGACGCGTACCTTTGGCAGCGTTACCTGTGAGGTCAAGCCACACATAGGTATTGTTTGGTCCACTGACCAAGGTATAGCCTGCGCCGGGACTGTCAGGAATAGAGTTGTTGCTGTTGAGGGCAACAATGATATTGCCATCGGCGTCTTCTGCACTGACAAGGGGGCTTTGGAACTTGTAGTTCTTGCCGCCCAGGTTAGCTTTCTTCCACGTTGTCTTGTCTTCTTGAAGTTGATAGATCTGCCCGTCCTCAGAGGTATACACCAACATACCTGCTTTCTTGGTACCGGCAGCAATCGCATCACGTTCAGCCAAAGTGGAATAGCAGCGCATCCCTCCTCGAAGATACTTATCCTCGAGGAGAAATGGCAGTGCAGCAGATACCGGCGTTAGAAACGAGTTCATAGTTACCGGCATTGCTTTCTCCTATTACGGGTTACCTGACAGCGGATCAGCACTTCCGTAGATGATGCTGTATTTGTAGTAGGTGTTATCGAACGGGAAGTCGTTACGATAGATGATGTACTGATTACCATCGATGGTCACCTCAGCAGCACCGACGAAGTTGAAGTCGTCGTACTCCTGTGCGCCATCCCAACTACCAGCAAATCCGTACGAGCCAGCAGAGTAATCACGGAAGTAGCCATAGCCCAGGGCTTTCGGCCAAATCACGTAGAAGAACTTGTTGTTGCTCGACGTAGACTGACCAGCAGGACACTCAACGAACTGCTCACCAGTAGTGGTCAGTTTGGTTGCGAGAGCCTGTGCCCAAGCCTTGGTATAACCTGCTTGACTAGTGACCTTCGTGCTCACACCAAAGCGTGCGCCGATTGGGTCAGTGGTACCGCCGCCAGTAACAGCAACGTTAACGTCTTTGGTTGCAGTCTTGGTCAGGCCATTACGCGTGTAGCTCAGTGTAATACGAATCACACCAGCAACGGTAGTGTTACCAGTTTGCAGCAGACCGTTGGTGCCAATCAGTGGGTTGTTGATTGAACCACTGATAACTTGCAGGGTCCACGTACCGTTTGTACCAACATCGACGATAGTGCCATCGCTGAGGGTTGCAGTACCGACATACTGACCACTCTGTCCGCCGACGATTGAGTCAGGGCCAGTGAGGACAAGGCTGTCAACAGTCACAGGAGTAACGCTGTTGGTCACGCTCATGGTAGCGGTGTATTGCTGGCCATTGTACGTTGCAACACCTTTGATTGTCGCGCTCTTGGTTGCCTGAATAGTGTTACCAGTGATCTTGTCAGTACCTGGGTACGTGAAGATCTTGTCTGTGTCAGTGCCTGTACCGCCGAAGCTGATAACAGGAACAACATCAGTGGTAGCGCCAGTATCAGGGAAAGTAAGACGCAGTACATATTGACCTGTCTGTCCGGCATTAACCTGATTTGGACCAACAAGACTTGCAGTTGGCGTTGTTGCACTGTTGATCAGTTTGACAGTCTTGGTAGGAGTGTAAGTCTTACCGTCGATAGTCAGTGTCTGAGTGGTCAGCACAGCATTCTGGTCAGCAGTCAGGGCGTCTTTGGCAACGTTGATTTTCTTGGCGTACGGAACACTGCCGCTAACCAGAGTTGCATAAGCACCACCAGAGGACAGCACGAACACTGGGTTGGTTGCCTGATACGTTGCAACTGCACCAGAGGCGCTTGTGGTCTGCACTGTGTAATCAGTTGAGGTCGAGTTCTCCGTAACAGAGTCAGGACCGATGATTGCAACAGATACAACGCTGTCAGTAGGACCAACAACTTTGAACGTCAGGCTGTTAGTCTTGGTGTCAGTACCCACTTTGGCAGTCACGTTAACAGTGAATGACTTGTCGCCGAAGTAACCGTCCAGCTTGCGTTTCAGGCGAATCGCCCAACCAGCATTACCAGTAGGCGGTACCAGCTCAAAGTAAGTCTGAGTGTCACCAGCAGTCAACGTGTAGGTCAGTTCACTTGCCAGACCATCACGCGTTGAGTTATCACTGAACGTCAGAACGCTACGCAGATCATGCACGGTACCAGATGCATCGTTGAACGCAAACGCAGGACTAATCGTTTGAATAGCAACACTGGTCAGGCTGATAACAATCACGTTCTTGATCAGTACAGTCTTCTGGACGCTGAGACCATTAGAAGCAGCGCGTACCAACACGGACTGGTCTTGCTCGACTTGGCCAGCAGTCAACACACCCGTTGAGGCGATTGAAGCATAAGTCGTACCCTGAATGACTGTCCACATCGGATTAGCAACTTTAACACGGCTGTTGTCCGAGTAGACTGCATAGCACTCCAGCGTTTGTGCTGTGGCTTCATTCATCTGGTCATTGCCAACGATTTCCAGATCGACAACAACAGGCGCAGAGCCAGTCAGTGTCACATCCAGCGTGGCGTTTTTAGTGATACCGTTTTCGACGTAGGTCGCACTGATAGTAACGGCAGAAGTGGCAATGTTGATTGCGCCAACAGTCAGCTTACCATCAGCAAACGTTGCGTACTGAGAAGCAGCGGTCAGCTTGAACTCGTTTGGAGTTACTGTTGCTGTGTGCCCATCGGTATACGTTGCCAACACGGTGTAGTTTTCAACGGTGTTCTGTGCAGCAGTGTTAGCACCGATAATCTTGATCGAGGCGAGGTCTACAACCACGATAACATTAAGGATGGTAACAGTCAGATCGGCAGTCTTGGTGATACCGCCTTCTGCATAGCTTGCGCTGAGAACAACCTGCTCGTCCTGTGTTACTTGACCAGCGGTTACTGTCTTGTTAACGATTGATGCAAACTGCCCACGGTCCACAGTGAAGGTCAGAGGGTTGACAGTCTTGG